GCAATCATTGGTGATGGTAAGTCGCGTCATTCTGTTACCAATTACACCACTATGTGGGAAAGTCTTTGGGAAGGTTTGAAGCAATCAACCCTTGATCTTTCAAACGCAATTGTCAAGGCTGATTCAATTGGTAATGGTGCTGCAATGCGAGCAGAGATTGTATTGCCCAATCACAACTTTGAAAAGCGTTTGGGCGAAGCTGCTCAAATGAAAATTGTTATTGCTGATTCGCATGATCAAACTGTGCGTCGGCAAGTTAGGGCAATGATTATGCGTCTGGCTTGTCTGAATGGAATGATTAGTGCAAGGGAAACAATTGGCTTTTCCCAGAAGCATACGACAATGAATGATCCTGAATTGATTGGAACAATTGCCAGTGGTTGGTTGCCTAAGCTAGAGGCTGATGCCGATCTAATGCGTGACATGGTATCTATTAGGATTGACAAAGACACCGCTGTTGAATTCTACCGCGATCATGTAGCTAAGTATAAAACCAATGCTGGTACTGTAAAGATTAATGAGAAGATGTTGGAACGCATTGTTGCTATTCACAATAGCTACAACATGGGCAACAATGCATATCGTGTTTATAACACGCTAACGCATATGTCAACTCACGTTGATAAGGCTCGCGGTGAAAGTGATGACGGGCGTAAACGTCTTCGCATTGAACAAGACATTGAGGCTGTTATTCGCGGCCCATTCGCGGAGTTGTTGGCACATTAATTAAACCGGAAAGCCGTGACATTGTTGCGGCTTTCTCTTTTAAAGGAAAGACAATGGATAATTTTGCTCCATACATTTTACATTGGAAGTTTGAAAGCGGTACAGCCTATTGGAAAACATTTGAATCTATGTGGGAAATGGAACTCTTTGTTGATCAATGTGGCCTTTATAGCCACCCTTACATCGTTAGCGTGGAGATGAAAGAAAATGAAAGGTGATAATGCCCACGATTTGGCGCAACGCCGAAAGCAATTAAAGCGCATAGAAACATGGCTTGCGGCTTTTATAAAAAAAGCAAACCCTCATCCTTTTAATATTGCAGGAATAACTAATGACGTTAGATGAATCTTTGGGTTGTTTTATTGGTGGTGCTATTGGTGACGCATTGGGTGGGCCTGTAGAGTTTAAATCTGAAGGCTCTTTCCCTCTTGTAACTGAAATGATTGGTGGTGGTACATTTAATTTAGCAGAAGGTGAATGGACTGATGACACAGCAATGGCGGTATGCATTGCTGATGCTTATATTAAATCACGGCGATTTAATTCATCCATGATTGCCCACAATTTTCAATTGTGGTTGGAGAATGGAAGCTTTGGTACACGCGATTATTGTTTTGATGTAGGTGTTACTACACACAATAGTTTATTTAATGTAACCGAAAGGCGTCCTTACGCCGGGGAGAATGTCAGAGATGCTTCTGGTAATGGTTCTATTATGCGTTCTGCACCTATTGCCGTATTCAATTGGAGAAATACTTACGACGCTGTTGCTGATGGTATTGCATGCTCTTTGATTACGCATGGCAACACTGACACCATTCGTTATATGACAGCATGGATGGCAGAGTTGTTAGAAGGTAAGCAATTGGAGCAATTCTATCGTCTTCGCCCATACAATTTTAGACAAGAAAATGGGAAGGGTTCGATTATGTATGCTTATAATCGAGCATGGCAATGTGTGTTATCTACTAGTTCTTTTGAAGAAGCTGTTATCAAAGCTGTTAATTACGGTGATGATGCCGATACTGTTGGTGCTGTCACAGGTATATTGGCTGGTAGAATTTATGGATATAAAAACATTCCGCAACGGTGGCTCGATAAACTAGTTCAATTAAAATATCTGGAAAGACTTACACGGGCTTTACACTCTATAGGACACCTATGAATATAAAAGACAATAAAGGTAATACATGGAAACCCTATGTGATGTTATATGAATCAGAGGGCACTAACTTTGGCTCTGTTTTCTATGCAATATCTAGAGAACATGCTCAATTGGTATTGGATGATATCAAAGAGACAGCTATATTAGGTGGTGAGATTAGAAAAACACCGACAGAAGATGATAGTTCTGCCTTATGAAAGTGTCTAGACTTATTACTAATTACATACATTCTAATATTTACAAAAACCTTTCTCCTAAATCGCAACGTGATTATGTGTATTATCTATCTAAATGGTATTCACCAGAACTTTTAGATAGAGCAATATCCACAATTAGAACACCTGAGTGGCAAAAGCTTTATGATGATATGTATGAAAAGACTCCATCATTAGCAATGCACGTTTTAGCGACATGGAGAACGGTTTTTAAATATGCCGTTGGCAAAGGATATATAAAATATAACACTGTGCGCGAAGTTGTTAGGAAGCCCTACAAGCCACGATCTGTATGCTGGACTAGGGAAGATATTAGCAAGTTCCTAAACGTCGCCTATAGCCGGTTTGAGGGCCGTTCCATAGGGCTTATAGTGCAAATGGCTCATGAGTGGGGACAGCGTGTCGGTGATTTGAGGGTTTTACAATGGGAAAATTATTGCCTACAAACAGGAGTGGTGACAATACCAAAAACAAAAAGGAAAGAAGCAACAACCATACCATCAAGCAAAGAATTGATGGCAACACTTAGTAAACAATATGAAGACTACGGATGGCAAAAGTATATTGCCCCATCTGCAAAGTCAGATAGAAAAGGAGGACTATTGCCTTATACAGCCGTTCGCATCTCCCAAATTGCAAACAAAATAAAAGAAGCTGCTGGTGTTGCGCCAGAACTACAGATTTCAGATTTAAAGCGCACAGCCTTGACAGAGATGCTAGAGTACGGAGTCCCTCTTCACAACATCATGTCAATAACAGGACATGCCAACCCTTATGCATTAAATCCTTATATTAAACATTCATTAGCATTGTCAACAGAGGCAATGAAAATGAGAAAATTAATTGAATAATTTATATGTTTATACAAACGCATCAACCCTGTAGTCATTGCGGTAGTAGTGATGGCAAAGCAATCAATGCTGATGGCAGTAGTAAATGTTTTGTTTGTAATGTTTTTACTATTGGCAACTCAGAGTCTGTTCAACAACCAACTAGGAAAAATCCTATGTCAGCTTTACGATATGAAAAAGGTAGTGCAGTTTCAATTGCAGATCGTCGGATAACAAAAGCATCAGCAGAACGGTATGGTGTTGTTAGAGAAAACAATAGCTACATTTTCCCTTATTACAATAGTAACAATTCTATTGTCGCTGTTAAATACAGAGACATTGCAGAAAAGAAATTTACCATTGACGGTGAATGGGCAGATGGTTTGTTGTTTGGTCAACAATTGTTTCCCGCTGGTGGAAAGTACATCACCATTGTTGAAGGTGAGATGGATGCGTTAGCCGCATTCCAAATGACTGGAAGCAAATATCCATGCATCTCTATTCGCAATGGTGTTGGATCAGCAATTAAAGATTGCAAGAAGCAATACGAATACATCAATAGCTTTGAAACTATTGTTGTTTGCTTTGACGGTGATGAGGTTGGTATTAAAGCCGCTAAAGAAGTTGCTGAATTGTTTGGGAGCAAAGCAAAGGTATTTAAACATTTACCGGAGTACAAAGATGCATGCGATTGGCTCAAGGATAATAAAGAAGCTGCGTTCGTCCAGCGTTGGTGGAGTAGTGAACAATATGTTCCTGATGGTATCGTGTGTGGTAGTAGCTTATGGGATGCTATTGCTAAGCCGGTGGCTCCAGCAGATTGTCTATATCCTTGGGCTGGATTGAATGCTTTGACATACGGTATTCGCAAGGGTGAATTGGTTTGTGTTACTGCTGGCTCTGGATTGGGTAAGAGTCAAACATTAAAAGAGATTGTTTGGCATTTGCTTCAACATACAGAAGACAAGATTGGCTTGATGTTTCTTGAAGAAAGCGTAAAGAAAACGTCTTTGTCTTTGATGTCATTGTCAGCCAACATGCCATTGCATCTGCCTGATGTTGTTGTTAATGATGAGGAAAAGCGTAATGCTTTTGATGCTACGTTAGGGACAGACAGGATTTACTTGTTTGATCACTTTGGCAGTACATCAATTGATAACATCATTAGCCGTGTTCGTTACATGGCAAAGGCTCTTGATTGCAAGTATGTCTTTGTTGACCATATCTCCATCATCATCTCTGCTCAAGAGAATGGAGATGAGCGCAAAGCCATTGATGAAATCATGACTAAGCTTCGCATGTTGGTACAAGAAACTAACATTGCTCTAATCATTGTTTCCCATTTGAAACGCCCATCGGATAAAGGACATGAAGAAGGTGCTGTTACGTCTTTGGCTCAATTGCGGGGTAGTGGTTCCATTGCTCAGCTTTCCGATATGGTTATTGGTTTGGAGCGAAATGGTCAAGCACCTGATGAACATACTCGCAACCTTACGCATGTAAGGGTATTGAAGAATAGATATAGTGGGACTACCGGCCCCGCTTGTGATTTGCTTTACAATAAACATACAGGGAGAATGCTGGAACATATTGAGGAAGAACCCGCTCTTTGATTTGCCTTTAAACTTTTTCTATAGAGATCAGTAGATGATATTCTTAGATATTGAAACAAACCTTGCCCACGATAAGATTTGGCTTTGTGTAACTTATGACACCCGCACAGACAAAACTATGCGTTGGCTCTCCCCTACCGGCTTACAGGAATACTTAAATGATGTATCAGTGTGCGGCCATAACATTATTGGGTTCGATGCTCCTGTTCTTAGTCGAGTGTGGGGCGTTACCATCCCAGATGAACTTCTGGTTGATACTCTTGTCATGGCTCGGCTTTATAAGCCTGACATTGATCCCATTTTGGTGGATGGAAAACAGGAAAAACATTCACTAGCAGGATGGGGTGCTAGGCTTGGCTTTGCTAAAGGAAACTTCACTGATTTCGATAGCGGTTATAGCGAAGAGATGTACAAGTATTGTGTACAAGACGTAAATGTTACGTTCCGTTTGTTCAATCATCTTCAAGCTGAGATGAATAGGTTTGAACAGCGCAGCATTTTCTGGGAACATGACGTTGCTGTTATCTGCAACAAGATGCAGAACAATGGGTTTGCTTTTGATGAGCAGAAAGCCATGACATTGCAAGCACAATTGTCTGGGCGTATGGCTGACATTGAAAACAAGATGCAGGAAGTGTTTCCCCCAATCACTGAGCACCGCATCTCAGAGAAGACTGGCAAGCCTTTGAAGGACAAAATCACCGTCTTTAATCCCGGTAGTCGCCAACAGATTGCGGAGCGCTTACAGGGGCTTGGAGTGGTGTTTTCAAAGCATACGGAGAAGGGTTCCATCATCGTCGATGAAGCAGTGCTAGAGACAATTGATTTGCCAGAAGCAAAGCTAGTGTCTGAATATTTAATGCTTCAGAAGCGTGTTGCTCAGATCAATAGCTGGCTTGAACTAGTAGGTAATGACGGTCGCATTCATGGACGCATTATTACCAATGGTGCTGTTACAGGACGCTGTAGTCACCATAGCCCCAATCTAGCGCAAGTGCCTGCTGTTGGTAGTCCTTATGGAGCAGAATGCCGTGAGATGTTTATTGTCCCCAAAAGAAAGAGTCTTGTTGGTGTTGACTTGTCTGGTATTGAGCTTCGATGTCTTTCTCATTATATGCAGGATAGTGATTGGCAGTTAGAACTTTTAACTGGTGACATTCACTGGCGTAATGCTCAAAGCTTTGGCCTAATCCCTAAAGGCACTGTCAAGGATGAGCACAACAGCGAGCATAAGAAAGCTAGGAACATCACCAAGACTCTGACATATGCAATGCTTTATGGTGCTGGCCCTGCAAAGATTGCTTCAACCATTGGTGTTTCTACCGGCAAGGCAAAGACACTAATCGACAACTTCCTTACCAATACGCCAGCATTGGTCAAGCTTAAGTCTAAGATTGCAACCACTATAGAAAAGCATGGCACATTGCCGGGGCTAGACGGTAGGCAATTGTGGATAAGAAGTCAGCATGCTGCGTTGAACACTTTGCTTCAATCAGCAGGGGCTATTGTTGCTAAACAGTGGCTCATAAAAGCAACAAAGCTGTTGAATGAGCGAGGCATTGATGCTAAACTTGTGGCTTTCGTACATGATGAAACGCAATGGGAAGTTGCTGAAGCTGACGCTGAGTTGGCAATGCAAACAATCATTGAGGCTGCTAGTCTAGCAGGACAGATTTTACGCTTTCGTTGTCCAGTTGCAGCGGAAGGGAAGATTGGTAACAACTGGCGTGAATGTCACTGACGTAACTAGTGAATTTTCTTTTTAAATCTTTTGGAGTTTATTATGTCTAACGACAAACAGCGTGTGAAGATTGCTTGTGATATTTTCTGGGCACAACTGAGCAAGCCTAACGAAATGTCTGGCAAGTATCAGGTTAATCTTTGCAAACTTTCTGATGCTGCTGTTGCTGCATTGGAAGGAATGGGAGTGTCTGTTTCTAACAAAGAAGACAAGCCAGAGATGGGGAATTACATCACTTGCAAGTCTGCCAATCCCATTCGCGCTTATGACGCTGATGGTGCTGAAATTACCGGCAACATTGGTAACAACAGCAAAGGTAGGGCAGTTGTTTCTAGTTACGAATGGAAGTATAAAAACAAGAAAGGCGTAAGCCCATCTCTTGTTAAGCTTGTCGTAACTGATTTGATTGAGTACGGTGTTGAAGCCGTTGAAGATGAAGAGGTGGTTCTATGAATGATGAATTGTACAGGTTTGAATTGAACGAACTTCAAGTTGGTTTGATTTTGAGTGGATTGGCTAAACTCCCTCTTGAACAATCTTTCGATTTGTTCGCTGCTCTTCGCGGAGCAGTGCTTCAAAAGCAGCAAAGCAAAGCTGCTAACATCGAAAATGCTCGCCCAATGGGTGAGTTGTTTGAAGAAGAGGAAAACAAAGGGACACCTGACTAATGATTGCACTCTTGGATTCCGATATAGTTGCATATCGAATTTCATTTGCATGCAAGGATGAAAATCTGATTACAGCTCTTTCAACTTTGGATGTTTATATTGCAGATATCCTTCTACTCGGAATCCCAGAGGCATCTGACTTCAAGTTGTTTCTGACAGGTCGCGGCAATTTCCGAAAAGAGATTGCCGTTACCGCTGAGTATAAGGGCAATAGAAAAGACGTTGAAAAACCCCATCATCTTGATGCAATTAGAAGTTTCTTAATTGAACATTGGGGAGCAACAGTTTCTATTGAACAAGAAGCAGACGATGATATAGCCATAGCAGCCACTAACATTGGGGAGGATGGTTGTATCATCGTTTCTTTAGACAAAGATTTGGATCAGATATCTGGTCATCATTACAACTTTGTAAAGAAGACCAAATATTATGTAGACAAAGACACTGCTGTACTAAATTTTTATAAACAAATACTGTCTGGCGACACAGCAGATAACATCATTGGCCTTAAAGGTATTGGCCCTGCTAAAGCTGCAAAGATATTAGCAGACTGTACCAATGAGAAAGAGTTGTATGAAGCTTGTATTAACGCATACGATGGTAATGTTGACAGAGTGCATGAGAATGCTCACCTTCTTTATTTACGACGCAAGGAAAATGAAACATGGCACCCACCCCTTTGAAAACAGAATCAAATGACGTATGCATTGTGTTACGTCCTACTGACTATGGCCCTGATTGGGACGGTGAGTTTGAAGTTATTATTGGTACAGTAGAAAATAAAATGACTGATGAAGACTATGATCTCCTACTCAACACAGCCATGCTTATGGCATCTGTTATTCCTTTGATGGATCAAGATGAAAGAGCAAGGAAAATTATTGAACGTTTCTTTCATAGGTTTTATGAAGAGAGCGAGAACGTAGCATTTAGCCATGATGATGAATACACCCTAACACCACGCACTAAAACTGTTGGGAGCAAACATTGAACATTGAAGACACTCTTGAATTGAGGGGTAACGTGTATGGTAAATACGAAACACTTGCCGTGACCGCACAACAATTAAAAGACATTGTACGAATGGGCGCGAATTATGATAGTTTGTCCTTGCCAATGAAAGAAAGCGTTGATATGATTTGCCATAAGATTGCTCGCATTGTTAACGGTGGGCAACCACAAGAGATTGATCATTGGCATGACATTGCTGGCTATGCTAAACTTGTTGAAGACATGCTTTACTAAGGAAAACAAATGATTACAATTACCGCTGAATTGGAAATTAATATTCCTAAGTCTGAAGTACCGGCTGGTTTGCTTGCAGATGAGGATGTGTTGCATGAAGCTTTCATTGATGCTTTGTGTCAAGCCTTTAATAGTTTGGGAGCAACTGAAGACGATGTAACTATTACATACGTTGACTTTGAAGGCTTGCATGACGAAGAAGACTAGAAATAGTGGGCAATGGACTGAAGCAAGGTGGAGAAGTTTTATTGTCTCCGCTTTGCGAATGGCATCAAGACGCTGGCCTGTAAAATTTGAGGTATTGAAGAAGGCTAGTGTTGGAAGGAAAGTGAATGCCAAGACAGGAAAGCTTGCACTACATTATCAATGCGCTAAATGTAAGAAAACATTTCTTGGATTGGATGTACAAGTAGACCATATCATTCCTGTTGTAGGTAAAGAAGGATTTATAGACTGGAACAATTACGTTGAGAGAATGTTCTGTGAAGCTGACAACTTCCAGATTTTATGCAAGCCGTGTCATAAATCAAAAACTGATACGGAAAAACTCAGGAGAAAGAAAAATGGTTGATGGAAAAATTGTATTGGAAACAATGATTGAGCATGAGGATGGTAGCGCTTCTTGTTCATTTACTTGTGATGATGATGCTCGCAATGGTCTTCTTAAAGTTGGTATTGTTGCTTTGCTTAAGAGCGTTTGTACCAACAAAGGACTAACAGAAGACGAAGTGGATGACATTCTTGTTAATACTCTTAAAGAAACATATGAACGTTGTATTGAATGTCCTATTGTAGATGGTCATCCAGATGATGTAGCATTTGAAGATGAAGTGGCTAAAGCATGTCGCACTTTGCTTTACTACTTCATGATTCATTCTGAAGCTGAACAATACTTTGAATTGTTTGAAACAGAAGACGAAGCACTTCCCGCAGAAACTAAATTACAGGAAAGCAATGTCTAAAGTAAAGTTGATTTGGGCAACTCCGGATGGGGAAAACCTTATTGCTTACATGGCAAGGGTTTCTAATCCGGAGAACCAAGACAATAGAGCCACCGCACCTAAACTCCTAAAGTATTTAATTGACAATAAACATTGGTCACCTTTCGAGATGGTCAATGTTTGTATGGAAATTGAGACAACCCGTGACATAGCGAGACAAATGTTGCGGCATAGAAGCTTTAGCTTTCAGGAGTTTAGTCAACGCTATGCCATTGCAAGTGAGTCAGAGTTTTCTCAGCCTCGCTTGCAAGATTGGAAGAACAGGCAAAACTCTATTGAGGTGGAAGACAAAGAACTCTATCGCTATTGGTGGAGCCTACAGCAAACAGTATTGTCCACTAGCTTAGACGCTTATCATCAGGCACTAGATAATGGCATTGCAAAAGAAGTTGCTAGGAAGGTACTGCCAGAGGGTATAATGTTGTCTAGACTTTATATGAATGGTACACTTCGTAGTTGGCTCCATTACCTAGATATCAGATGCGACAAGGCAACGCAGAAAGAACATAGGGATGTAGCTGATCAATGTAAGGTTGTCATCGAAAGTCTTTTCCCTTCTTTGTTTAAGGAATAAAATGGACACTACCAACTGGAAATTCTTTTCAACAGATCCTGAAGATAATCATTTTGCAGCGTCTGTGCATTTACCATATGACGCCTCATGGGATGAAGTTCTTGAGCGCTTTGTTTTGTTTTTGTCAACAGTTTATGGCTACGATATTTCTCAAAAAATGCAACTAAAAACAGAAACCCTCTTTCCAGAAAAACAATAACAGCATATAACAGCCGACCTCAAAGGGGAAAGACTTTTCTTTCCTCTTTTTTTATCTCCGGAGATAACATGAAACTAGACTATACACGGGACGCATTGTTTGATAAGTTGGGAGCGCAGAGGCTTAGAGAAAGCTACATGCGAGAAGATGAGACAAGCCCACAAGAACGGTTTGCGTTTGTTTCTAAAATGTTTTCTTCATCTAATGAACATGCACAGAGGCTTTATGAATACAGCAGCAAACATTGGCTCTCTTATTCTACTCCTATTCTTAGCTTTGGTAGGTCTAAGCGTGGTCTTCCCATTTCATGCTTTCTCAATTACATGGATGATAGTGCAGAGGGTTTGGTCGATAACCTTTCTGAAACCAATTGGCTTAGCATGTTCGGTGGTGGCGTTGGTGTCCATGTTGGTATTCGTAATAGTGACGATAAATCCACTGGAGTAATGCCTCATTTAAAAATCTATGACGCTTCTTCATTGGCTTATCGTCAAGGAAGAACCCGTCGCGGATCTTATGCTGCATATCTAGACATCTCTCATCCTGACATCATTGCTTTCTTGGAAATGAGAAAGCCAACTGGTGATCAAAACATTCGTACCCTCAATCTTCATCACGGCATTAACATCTCTGATGATTTCATGAAAATCATTGAAGCATGTATGAAAGATGAAAACGTCAGTGATGATTGGCCTTTGTTAAATCCTGCCACTGGGAATGTAGTGGAAGTTGTGTCTGCTAAATATCTTTGGCAAAAGATTTTGGAACTCCGTATGCAAACCGGAGAACCCTATCTCATCTTCATTGATACAGCAAATAAAAAACTTCCTTATTGGCTGAAGATGCAAGACCTTGCCATCAATGGTAGCAATCTTTGCACTGAAATCTTTTTACCTACAAATGAAGAACGTACAGCAGTGTGCTGTCTTTCCTCATTGAATTTGGAATATTACGATGACTGGAAAGGCGATCAGCTTTTCATCTTAGACGTAATGCAGATGCTGGATAATGTGTTGCAATATTTTATTGACAACGCACCTGACACCATTAGCAGGGCTAGATATTCAGCAATGCGTGAGCGTGACATTGGCATTGGTGCTTTGGGTTTCCATGCTTATTTGCAGAAGAAAGGACTTTCTTTTGATAGTGTGTTGGCTAAGATTATTAACAAGGAAATTTTCAAGCACATTCATGACAAATGCATTGAAGGGGATAGGACGTTGGCATGGGACAGGGGAAGCTGCCCAGACGCTCAGGAACACAATGTAACCCGTCGCTTTAGTCATCATATGGCTATTGCTCCAAACGCTTCTAGCAGCCTTATCATGGGCAATACAAGCCCATCCGTAGAACCCTATCGTGCCAACATGTACAAGCAGGACACGCTTAGTGGATCTTATGTAACAAAGAATAAGTTTCTTGAAGCTGCTTTGGAAAAGATTGGTAGGAATGATGATGAGACATGGGCATCCATTGCAGCTAACGATGGATCAGTGCAGCATCTAGATGTACCAGAGCGTATTAAAGAAGTGTTTAAGACCGCTATGGAAATTGATCAACGCTGGATTGTTGAGCTTGCTGCTGATCGCCAGTTTTATATTGATCAAGGACAAAGCATTAACCTGTTCTTTCCTGCTAATGTATCTACAAAGTATTTACATGCTGTTCACTTCATGGCATGGAAGGGAGGGCTGAAAAGTTTGTATTACCTACGATCTGAGAAGGTGCGTAAAGCAGACAAAGTAGGAGCACAAATCAAACGGCAAAAGCTGGAAGATGATGTATCATTGAAGGCTATTGTTGATGGAGAAACTTGTTTAGCTTGTGAAGGATAAAGATATGGATAAAGAAGACATCATCCGCATGGCGCGGGAGGCTGGGGCAATGTTTGACCACATGACATGGGTTGAGCGTGACCTCGCGCCTGTCTTTGAACGCTTTGCCGCCCTTGTTGCCGCGCATGAACGGGAAGAGTGCGCCAAAATTGCCGATAACAACAGACACAACTTAGAAATGCTTACAAGTCTTCCATTGCAATCTGGTGCAGCGCGATGTATTGCTGCCGCTATCCGCGCAAGGGGAGAGAAATGACTGACCGCGAACTAATGCAACAGGCGCTGGATGCGTTGAATTCATGTTGTACACAACAAACAACATTGATTGGTGGTTCTGAAATGTGGTTTGACAACCTTTTGGTGTACGACGCCATCACCGCACTGCGCAAGAGGCTGGCGCAACCAGAGCAGGAGCCGGTGGCATGGTATGACAGTAAAAGTGGATGGACTGAATTTCATTCTTTTAAACCTGTTCGCAAACCAAGTGCGCCTGATTCTGAATGGTTGCCGCTCTACACCACCCCACCACAGCGCAAGCCGCTGACGGATGAGGAGATGCGCGAATGCGCTAAAGCAATGGATGCCGAGCCGCTGGCAGGAGGATGGCCGGAACTTATTAAATTTGCCAGAGCCATCGAAGCCGCACACGGGATTAAGGAATAACACATGACACCGCAAGCCTACCTATACATCTGTGATGGCAACATCGATGACCCCGTGCTGACCCACAAGAAAATGGATTGGCCTGAAAAGTATTCACATTGGCAAGAGATACCGCTTGTTATGGCACAGCGCCAGTGGGTTGGGCTGACAGAGCGAGAAGTTGAATTGATTGACGGGATGATTGAAGTGGAACTTAAACACGCCGAACGATGCGACCGTATTGCTAACCGCAATATGGCAGAAAAACAAAAGGGGTGGGACATGGAGCGTGTCGAATTATTGCGTAAGATTAAACAACATTTCGGAGTTGAAGAATGACTGACCGCGAACTTTTTATAAAGGCGTTGGATGCGCTGGAATGGAACCTGCCGGTCATTCAAGATTACGGCGACAAAGAACAACTAAACATCCAAAACAATGCCATCACCATTCTGCGCGATAGGTTGGAGCAACCGGAGCCGGTGACAGGCAATCTTCTGAAAGATGCGTACAACGCAATGGTTGAAAAGAAAACACGTTCACAGAAGCTGCGCGAAGCAGGGTTTACGCGCCGACCCAAGGGTTGGGAAAAAGAAAAGGATGAGCAGGAGCCGGTGGCGCACACATTAAATTGCGTATGTGGCGCTGTGTGGGACATCAAAAATGATGGGAGCGAAGAAATGGTGCATGCACCTGACACTTTCCCACCACAGCGCCCGTGGGTTGGGCTGACGGATGAGGAAATACATGACGCATTTCAAAATTCCTCCAGACGGTCAATTTATAAAGTAATCGAATTCAAACTCAAGGAGAAGAACACATGAACCAAGATTCACCGTTTGAAACATGGCGGTTGGCAAACCTCAAGCAAGTCGCCGTTTCACCAGAAATACTTGAGCTACTTGCTCTTGCGTTTGAAGGCGGTCGTTTGTCCAAGCGTGAATGGCGGGGGCTGACGGATGAGGAAGTTAAAGAAATCATTGACAAGTATACGATTGATGACCATGGCTTTGAAATTTGGTGTGATGGTCTTGGCGTTATCAAAGCTGTTGAGGACAAACTCCGGAGCAAGAACACATGAGCAGTAACTGTCCAAATTGCGGAGGCATCGTGGGTCTTCATTTCAGCACTTTGTCGGGATGTATGTGCCAATACACAATGACAAAAGAACGTTTCCAAACTCACGCATGGAAATTAAACAATGTTGAGTTGCAACCCAAGCGCGAATGGATTGGGCTAACAGAAGAAGAACTTATCAAAATTTGGAAAAATACTCCCGCTGAATCCGAATACTGGTTTGAATTTGCCCGAGCAATTGAATCCAACCTGAAGGAGAAAAACAATAAATAATTTTTATGGAAAAACTTTGTATAAGAATTATTCTGTCCAAGAAATGCCAGATGATAATGCGGGTAGTCGAAATGATTACCTGCATCCACATAATCGCAAACACATGGAGGCATTGGTAATGCTTACTGACGATAGACTCACATTTAAACCATTTGCCTATCCTTGGGCATATGACGCTTGGCTTCAACACGAACAAAGCCATTGGCTCCATACGGAAGTGCCAATGTCTGAGGATGTTAAAGACTACAAAGAAAAGCTGTCAGAAAAAGAAAGACAACTTCTCACAAAGATTTTGCGCTTTTTTGTCCAAGGCGATCTAGACATTGGCTCTGGTTATCATGAACACTACATTCCAGTGTTTAACCATCCAGAAATTAAGATGATGCTTAGTGGCTTTGCTGCTAGAGAGGCATTGCATGTAGCTGCCTATGCCCATCTCATTGAGACATTGGGACTACCAGAATCTACATACAATGAGTTTCTGGAATATAAAGAGATGGTGGATAAGCATGCTTACTTTGATAAGCTAAACGATTTACCACTTGCTAAGAAGATTGCTGTCATCTCTGCATTTGGAGAGGGTATGCAATTGTTCTCCAGCTTTGTTATGCTCTTAAACTTTGCTAGACATGGTAAGCTTAAGGGCTTGGGACAAATCATTTCTTGGTCTATTGTCGATGAGACTCAACATGCTGAAGGCATGATTAAGCTCTATCGTGAATATGTTAAGGAGAATATGAATGAAACTTCCCCAGAAGATATTAAACAAATTGCAATTGAAATGGTTGCGCTTGAAGATGGATTTGTTGATTTGGCTTTTGGTATCAGCGGAGATGTCGAGGGACTCAACAAGGAAGAAGTTAAATCGTATATTAGATATATCGCAGACAGGCGGCTAATCTCTATGGGCATGAAAGGCATCTTCAAGATTAAGAAGAATCCTTTGCCGTGGGTTGATGGAATGCTTGGTACTTCCCATACAAACTTCTTTGAACAGCGTGTTACAGACTATGCTAAAGGGGCTGTAACAGGCAGTTGGGATGATGTATGGGGACAAGCATGATTGAGGTTGCTGTAAGCGATAGCATGCTTTTAGAGGCTAGGGAAAAGAGTGTGGAAATGGGGAAGCTACATAACTCCATCACCAACGGTGGTGGAAATCTTGTAGGCTTTATTGGAGAATCTATTGCCCAACAAATACTTGGTGGTATCCTAAAAAATACTTATGAGTATGACTTGGTAATGCCTGATGGTATTTTAGTAGATGTAAAAACAAAGTCTACTAGTGTAGCTCCCCTACCTACATACGATTGTTCCATTGCTGCTCTAAACCCTAATCAGAAGTGTGACTTCTATGCCTTTGTGAGGGTAAAGAAAGACTTGTCTGTTGGTTGGTATCTAGGTGTATACAACAAGCAACAATATTTCAAAGATGCTATGTTTATGGAGAAGGGAACCATTGACCCTTCTAATGGGTATGTCGTAAAATCTAGTTGTTACAACCTCAAAATTTCTCAGCTAAAGGAAACGATATGAAAGTAGAACGCTTGCCTCCGTTGAAGATTCAGTTTGATCAAGGCTACCGCGCATTCTTTAACAATTGGATGGTGAACAACTATGACCCTGAAACAATTCAAGGGAAGGAATGGCAACGGGGATTTGACAGGGCCTACTTTGTCAACTTATACCAGCTTAAACAGAAAGAGACAAATAATGAACAAAGTGTGGATTGATCCCCCATCAGGATGGAGGTATGGATTTCCAAAACTAATGGATAAAAAAGACCTCAATGAAAGAGGTCTTAATTTTCATGACTGGCTTATTGCAGAAGGCTATCCTGCTGAATTAATCCATGAATTTGGAGAACACTTCTATATTAGAAGTTGGGATGAATTTGATGGGGAATTAGGGATTTAATTCTTTCCTGCCCGTAGCTCAGTGGATAGAGCAACAGCCTTCTAAGCTGTGGGTCATAGGTTCGATTCCTATCGGGTGGGCCATCATTTAGGTTTATGATTGGAAAGTCTTGGATAAGAGCGATTGGCATGAACTGATTTCACTGCCAAATTGCTCTTACCAGTAGATCCACCTTTACTCAATGGTACTTTATGATCAACGTCTTTCCCATCACCTTTAGAAACCCTTCCCTCTTTAGCCATTTCTGCTCTGGCTTTATTGCGAGCTGCGCGTTTCTTCACCTGCTCTGGCTTGCTATGGTATTGTTCGTACTCTTTTGAATATGGGCGTGGCTTATTAACGTAAGGCATATGTTTTATGGTTTAGAAACCAGTCCTCCTTTATTAAATTTCTTTGTCAGGTTTAAAAGCATATCTGTTCTTCTTTTTTCATCCGTTGGCATATTAACAATATTATAAAGTTCTTTTAAGTTTTCAGCTCTTTCTTGTGATCCAAGACTAGACAACATTTTACTAGACTTAGTAATCATATCATTAAATCTTTGTAACTGAACACCAGTTTCATAAGCATACTGTTGACCCATTCCTCCGTAAGGAGAAACAAGGTCTGAATAGTTCATTGCAGTGTTTAGATATTTTCTAAGATCTGCGTATGCTTTGTTTGCAGTTAGTCTAACTTGCTTAGATGATTTAGGATTTAGCAATACAGTTTCATAGTCGCCAAAACGTCTAGTAAGATTGTTTAAATCTTCATCTCTCTTCTTAAACTTATTTACAACATCCTTCATTTCTGTAGGATTGTAATCTATTGCTGCCCCTGCTGCTCTTTCTTCAGAAGGAGCGCCCAATCCCTTTAGTTTATGCGCTTGTACAATAGCATCCTCATGCTCTTTCCAAGTTGTTGCTGGAAGAGACATAGGACGTACAGTGATTGGGTCGCCAGAGATTGTTCGTACAGCAGTTTCCAAGTCTCTGTTGCCATACTGTTTTGCAGACATATTAACTCTTAAGAATTCATAGTCAGCATATGGAATCTTTACATTCAAATAATTCTCTGGTTTTTGTCCACCAAACCTTGTTTGAACCATATTTAAATTCAAGTCTTTGGTGAATGAAGGTGCGCCAATACCTAGTTCAGAATGAGAAGAATCCACTGATACATCATTAGGATCATTAAATCCTCTTGTTGCTCTTGATTCTCTAGGACTATAAGAGCCATGATATAAAGTCATTGGTGGTCTGTCTTTATATTTCTCTCTTAATTTGTCCAATTTATTCTGAAGAGAGTCTGCCATTTTACCAACCTCAGCGGCATTCTCAGCAGTAAGCTCAAGTTCTTTTTTATACTTTGCTCTGTATTCCCCCTGCAAAACACCCAAGACAACATCATCAACTTTCCAAGTGTCTGTTTTCTTTTCTCTTTGATCAAAAGCTTCTCGCAATAATGGGAAATATCCATTTCTATATTCTTGAACAAAAGACAAACCGGCTTTTCTCTCTACAGTTCTATAAGGATTTCCTTTTGCTGCATCATTAGCTTCTTTCTTTGCAATCTCTAAAGATGTAACATCTGCTGGCTCAGCGGTTTCCCACCAATTGGTATTAATACTTGGTTCTCTTGGTGTTACTGGAGGAGACTTTTTTAGCTCTTTACTTACGTCAGCCATAATTGAAGTGTCAGGCTTTTCTGCTAGAGCCTGTTTCTTTTTACCTTCAGCAATAGCCTTGTCTACAAAACTTTGAACTTGCTGTTCTGTCTCTGGTGACATTAAGCCTTTCTTTGTAGATGGCGCAGAAGTTTCTACTGTTGGTTTTTCTACAGCTTTGGTTTCTTCCAAAGACTTTTGCATTTTAGACAACAAAGACTCCCCACCCTCTTCAACAGCAGAGCCAACTCCTTTCTTAATAAAGGAACTGGAAGGGGGAGACAACATATCCGTAAGGCTTCTAACAAGACCGCCCGGAGCAAACCCCGGTATCTTCTTAATAGAGTTTGAAATAGCTAATGCTGACATGTAGTCTTTAGACTCTTCTAAATTTTTTCCTGTGTATTTTTTATACATACTTGCTGTTTCTCTTTTCACTTCAGCAGGTAATGCCGCATATTTATTTTCAAATATCTTAGACTGTCTCCCTTCTTGTTGGGCAAGAGCCATGTCTTTATTAGTTGCAATTTCTTTAGCAGTCTTTGATGCAAAGCTCAAAGTGTTCTGAAGCATAATCTTTTTCATATCATCACTACTTTCTTGATAATATGAAGTGGTGCTAATGGCATCAAATAGCTTTCCAACAATTGGAGCCATTTCTTTCTTAGCAGCAGCGTCTACTATTTTGTCTCCTGTAGTGGAAAACACTTTAGTAGTGGGGATATGTAGTCTAGTAATTTCCTTTTCCAACTCATTTGGAAATGGTTTAATTGCAACACCAGTTGCTGTTTTCAAAATACCGGCATCATTAGGAGGTGCTTCCTCTCTGGTTGCAGTTTGAAAAACAGGAAGTTCTTGTTTAAGAATAGGTGTGCGTTTTTGCAACTGCTGTTTAGCAGATGTCATTGCTCCTTCTTCTCCCGGCTTAACTTGATAAGCATCACGGGGTACATTCTCATCCCTATCAATAGCACCAATAATGTCACTAACTTGTTGCAAAGGAACCATACCTCTGCCCAAGTATTCCCCAAGCCATTCACCAAAGAATGTAGCAACTTTAGTACCGGCTGCTCCTTCTCCTGTTTGAGCATTGCTAGAAGCTTCAGCAAACTTATCGCCCAACAAAGCATAAGTACCAGCAGGTTGCTTAAATCCAGTAAGAGCTTCAATCAATTCTTTTGATTTAAATTGGTCAGTCTTGCCGCTTTCCATCTTAGCCAAATAGTCGCCAATGGCAAGGAATGGACCAGCAGGAAAGAACACTCTAGCATCTACTAAAGAACCGTCTGGATTCTTAACGTCATACCAATTGGTGTCTTGGTTTTCTTTTCTATATTTGTAAGCAGCATAAATAGCAGCAATACCTACGGTGCTTTTAGAAACGTCTTCTAGTCCTTTAGCAAGGTAGGCTTCACCACCTTCTGCTCCTTTAGCAAGTAAAGTTGTTCCTTTAGCTACATCAACAGAACCATTAACAAGATTTAATGGGCTATGCTTATATGTCCATTCCATAGCGTTTGCCATAAAACGTGGGAAAGGAATAACAGTGGAACCTACCGGACCAAGTTCTTCTACAAACTTTACAGCATGATACATTGGGCCTTTAGATGGCATCTTGCTAAAGGTTGCTTTAAGGGATTCATCAACAGCATTCTTAAGAACATCAACAGGAACTTGTTTACCTTGGGCAATGACATCATAGATGTTAGTGCCTAACCCTGCTCTTTCCAATTGTTTTTCTACAGAAGAGACAAATATAGCTTGTCTAAAGAAAGAATCTTGAGCTACGTTAAGCGTATTCAAAAGTCTAACCGGCTTTGATAGTTCCCCTTCTGCTGCTTCACCTGTAGTGCGTTTCACCATTGCCAAAAGCTTTGGTGCATCTTTCAATAAGATGTCTGTCATTTCAGATGACAATTCACCTTGTCCCAAATAGAAAGATGTCCTAACAGCATCATTCCATACGCCTTTAAGACCGCCAGTAAAACTTCCGGTAATTGGTTTTCCAGACAACGCTTCACCAGCACTAGTACCAACACGGTATAGAGAAGATTCTAATGCTTCTTTAGCTGCACCAAAGGTGACAGTGGTTGCTGTAGAGAATGCGTTTCGTACAGTGGTTGATAGTTGTGACACCATCAATCCTTTTAGTTCTTTATCTAGACGTTTAGCACCGTCCCATAAAAAACCAAAACCGCTAGTAAGCGCATTGTCCCTACCATACATTCTGTCAATAGACTTAGCAGCTTCTGGATCAATCTGCCGCATAGTGTTTTCAAGACGCTTAGCTACAGACAATGCTTGTAGCCCTCTACCCATGTCGCTAACAGTAGAGCCATACATCTTTGAAAGTTGTTCTGATGTAAGACCAGTGTCTTCCATTGCTTTTAAAAAGTCTTTAATTGCAAAGTCAGAACCCTGAGCAGCATTCTCTAAAATAACAGGATCAATAGTGTCTAGTCTGTCTAGAGTTTCTCTAACAGCCCTATTCATAGCTTGATCTGTTACATCATCTGGCTTAAGATCGGGAGCAAGTTTCCAAATGTTCTGAGCAAACTTAGGAATATTTACATTTAAATATTCTCTAAGCTGCATTTCTTTTAGTTGGTCTGCTCTACCACCTTGATTTAAAAGAGTGCGTCCTTCAAAGATATCAAATTGATTCTTTGATTCAATCATGTTCTTGATGTAAGAATCAAGCTCTGGCTCAACTTTACCAGCTTGTGTTTGTTTTACTGTGGCAGGAGGAACAGCACCTCTCTTTGTATAATCAGCTTTAATGCTGTCATACAATCCTTGGTATTTTGTTTTATCTGCATCACTAAGTGTAGAAAAGTATTTGTCAAGCTCATCAATTTGTCCTTTAGAGCGTGTAGACAATACATCACCCAAGGCAGACTTTGTACTAGCGCCAAGACCAGCTTTAGCTGCTCCCGGCAAACCAGCAAATAACAATTCACCAGCACCACCAATAGCGGCTGCTTTAGCTACTTCCTTACCACTAACACCAGATGCAATCTTTTCTCTTAATGCTTTGGTTTCTTTATCAAAGTCTGCTTTATATCTTGCTTGGTCTTCTGCTGGAAGAGAAGCAAAGGTTTTTTCCAATTGGCCTAATTCACCTTTAGACCCTTCAATATCAATCTTTTGTCCCAACACGTTTTGTGTTGCAGCACCGGCAGCACCAACAGCGGGAACAGCAGCAATTTTACCAATATTACTTACAACAGCTTTCTTTATTCCTTCCTCAGCAACACCTTTAGTAAGTGCTCTACCAGCAAAAGAACCTAAACCAGCAGTAGCCACTGCAGTGGGAGAAGAAACAATTGCTTTAAAAAAATCAAAGTATGGGCCTACACCCTCTTGTCCACCTTTCTCAGTGAAATCAGCAGTTTTTTTCCATAAATTATAAACAGCCTGTGCTTTTGCCTTGTCTTCTGGCTTTGCACTGTTTAGATAAGAAATTTCTTGTGTGGCATTAATTTCATTACTGCCCGTCATTCTCATGTGCGTAGCAAACCGCTTTACGAAGTCTTCTTGAGACTCCCCCTTTTGCATAACATCTTTACCAAACCTACTAACAGCATAGTTGTAAATGGTGTTAAATTTTTCAGGTTTTTCGTAAAGTTCTTTAAATGGATCTTTTGTTTGTTTTGATTCTGTTATTGTGGGTGCTGTTGTAAAGCCAGCATATTTTTGGCGAAGCTTTTCCTGCTCTGACATTGCCATGTCAGTTTGACTAGGTTCAATTTTACCCCCGTATTGCTTAACTAAATCATCAATACTAGGGGTGGTGCTAGAAACAGTGCCGCCATATTGTTTGGCAAGCTCTTCATAATCCATTATTTAATTCCTGTTTTCTTTTTAAATTCCTCCGCTGCTTGTGCATTAGGGAATGTTGCTGTTTTACCATCAGGTAATTTCACTGTTACCGGAGCACTAACAGGTGTCGGGGTTGCAGGAGCCGCTGTAGGAGCCGCAGCAGGTGCTGCCTGTGGGGTAGCCTTAGCCGTTGGCTGTGGAGGTGCTGTAGGGGCTGCTGTGGGGGTTTCTATGGGGATAGAACGTGATGGAGAAGGCATTGACATTGGGCCAATATTGGTATTTACAATTGCTTTTCCACTACTATCAAAATTAACACTATTAGCCATTAAGATTTGTCTGGATGCGTTATCAACAGGAATACCATCCTTTGTGAACATCTTAATAAGCCTTTCTTGGGTCATTATAGCAGCAGCTTTATATTGCTCATCTTTAACTCCCGGCAAAGCATTAATAGTAAAACTCCCATCAGGTTGTGAAGTAATAGCACCTGTTGGAAGTGTTTCTTGATAAATAACACGCCTTGTCATAGACGCAAGAGTTGCTAAACCAACTTGTCTATCTTTTTCACCTTCTGACAAACCGCTAGCTTCTTTCATTTTCTTAACAAAACTTGCCCTAGTTTTCATCTCCGCATCATTTAATTGCTCTAATTCATCTCTTTCTTTTCCTTTTGGCATCTTACTTATTTTTACAGCAGTAGCCTCTAAACGTGACATTGCTTTTTCATGGCTTTCTGTAGCCCCGTACATAGTACCAGCAATATATTCTGCTTCCATAATATTGTTAAGTTTATCTGTTGCTGTTGTAATTTTAACAGGATCTCCATTTTCCTTTGCATAAGCAAGACCAGCAATAGCATCGCTTTTCATTGCGGTGTATGAATCAGCATTAGGATTCAAAGATTGCTTTGCTTCCCTCCATCTTTCAAGTTTTTGTTTTGTCTGATCAACAAGTTGTTTTTGATTAAGAGGAGGGTTTTCAGGATCTACGTTAGCCGTTAAATTATACAATTCTTTGGATAAAGTTTTTCCAACATCATCCAAATCTTGCGGTCTAAACGCATCGAAATCAAACTTTGATTTAGAACCAGAAATAGTGGTTTTAGGAGTAATACCACCAGAAGCGCCCATAAGAGATTCCATAGGGACACCAGACGCTTTAGCAGCACCTTCAAATGTTGTTTTATAACCTTTTTCTCTTGCACCAGCAAAAAGACCGCTAGTTGGTTTTTGTTCTGGCAATGCTCCTTCAGCAACAGAAGTTGCTGTTGGCATTTTAAACTCACCTTTAATAAAGTCTTCTACTGAGCCAGTAAAATCTTTTGTTTTTTCTTTGTCAACTTTGCTAAAAAGCTTTTGCCATTCTACTTTGCTTGGATCAAAGTCAGGTTTCTGCATAGCTCTGCTAAATTCAGAAACAAAAGCAGGACTAGAAATAGCTTCTTTTAATTCACCTTCAGTGACACTATACCCATAGTTATTAGAAAACTCTCTGAGTTTAGTGGCTGTATCAATGTATAGGTTTTGTCTTTCGTCGTAGTCTTTTTTTGAAGTTTTATAATTGTCATAGAGAGCACCAAAAGCGTATTCTCCAAACTTCTTTCCTTGCTTTTCTTCTTCTTCTACTCTTGAAACATACCCCGTAGCCATTCCACCAATTAACGATGCAATTTGAAATCCCATTACATCACCCCTTTCTTTTTACTCATTAGACCACTAGACGGTGTTGAAGAAGTATTCTCTTCATCAGCAACAGTTTGCATAGAAGTAAACGCATGCTTCAAAGCATTATCAATAATCTGTGGATCTACTGATTTTTCTTGTTTAACCATATCGCTAGGATAAGTAGGAACATCAACACCTTCTAACATTGCTGCTGTTTTAATAAGTTCCATTAATACCGGCATAACAAGAACACCAGCATCAATTGTATGTGTGCCTTTATGTACTCCCAAAAGCATAATAGATTCTGCTGCCATAGACAACGGCATTTTGGTTTCTTTTAACATTATAACCATATTTTTAAGTACGTCTGGATCAGCCAACTTTTCAATATAGGATTGTAAAACATCAGAAACAGCAGCATGCTTTGGAGGACGTTGCCACGGCAAAGACTTAGGCGGCAGTGTCCAAGACACTCCCGGTATATTTTGTCTCATAGACTCTACTGGAATATTATCTGCCATTTAACATTTTCTCCCTAGCTTCTCTTATGCCTTTAACAACATTGGCAATAAGAAGAAAATCTTTATCTTCAGTTTTTTTCTCTTCTTTTTTTAAAGGAGAAATAAGACTTTTAGAAGGAACAGGTTTTTGTTCTTTAGATGCAAGATAAGCATCAATTTTTTTAATGTAATTTTCTATAATTTGCATAATGTTTAAGGGAATTTTTTAAGAATACCATCAATAAGATTAGACACGGCATCTGTTTTAAATAATGCTGCTCCTACAGCAGCCAAAGCAGTTCCTGTTGCGCTATTAGAAGCTGCGCTAGTAGTTGCGTTTGCAGCAATTGTAGTTTTTACAATATCAGTGGCTCTATCCAATTCATTTTCACCAGCCTTATAAGACATTGTTAACAAGTCTCTATATGTTTGACTTGTCTGTGCATATTCAGCAGAAGTCAAATCTGTAGAGTTTTTAGCATTAACAGCATTAGCTGCATTAGTAGCCGCTGTGTTCGCTGTAGAAACTTCAGCTACTATTTTAGCATTAGCAATTTCTATTTGTGTTCCCAAATTAGCATTAAACTCATCTCTTGCGTTAGCTTGTTGAGCATTAAATTTAGAAACATCAGCAGCCACTGTTTGATTAGCAATATTTACTTTAGTCTGTTCACCAGCATTAAATTGATTTGTAGCTGCTATAAGTTGGGCATTAATTTTGTCTGCTTCAAGTTTATTGGTAGCATTAGTAATTGCTGCTGCATTTTTGGCAGCAGTGTCGCTAAGAATAGCTTGTGCAATTTCTTGTGACTTAATCACTTCCATCTGCTGCTTATTGTCTAAGTTTTTCATATCCATTGCGAGGAATGATTGAGCATTGACAACAGCAGCTTGTTGCTTAGCATCAAGATTTTTCATATCCATTGCAGCATATGTAGCAGCATTAGCCAACACAGTTGCTTGCTTATTAGACATTTCAGCCAAATTAATATCTTGAATAAACTTAGCATTAGCAAGAGCGTTTTGTTGATCTGCTGTAAAGTTTAAGTTAGCAATTTCAGAAACCTTAGCAGCGTTAGTAATATTAACTTGTTGTTTATTACTAAGCTCTTGACCTGCTATAGCAGCATCAATCTGAGCATTAGCCAATGCTGTCTGTTGTTTGTTAGAAAGATTTGTTGTCTCAATAGTAAGAGCATTAGTTGTATTAAACAATCTAGTTTGCTGTTCGTTAGTGAGATTGAGTTTTCTTTCTTCAAGTTTAGCAGAGACATTAAACAACGCTGCCTGTTGTTTGTTATCCAACACTTTTCCTTGAAGAGCAGCATTAGCTTGTGCGTCTTGAATGAAAGCTTGTTGTTTACTAGTGGCATCAAACTTAGCAGCTTCAAAAGTTTGTGTGCTTTTGAGCATAGCCATTTGCTGATCATTGGTAAGTTCTTGACCAATAATTGATGCTCTAACTTGCAAATTAGCAATAGCTGTTTGTTGAGTAGTATTGAGATTTGCCAAATCAATCTGCATGTTCTCAGAAGATTTTTGCAAAGCAGCTTGTTGCTTATTGTTTAGATTGATGTTGTTTGTTTCTGCATATTTAGCAGCATTGGTAATTGCTGTTTGCGTAGCAACATCCAAATTCTTTCCTTGAACACTTGCTTTAATCTGAGCATTAGCAAGAACAACAGCTTGTTGATTAGAAAGATTTGCACTCTGCAAAGCAAAAGAATTAGCACTGTTCTGCAAAGCAGCTTGTTGTCTAGCACTAAGATTGGCAAGCTCAAGATTTTGACCAGCAGCAGCATTAGCCAAAGCTGTTTGCTGTCTGTTGTTTAAATTTGTCAAATTCATTGTAGCAAAGGTTTCAGCATCTTTAGCCGCAATTGGTGTAGCACTTTCCATTGCTGCTTGAACAATGGCAGCACCAGCCATAGAGCTATTACCTAACCCTCTAGCAGCCATAGCAACGTTAGCTGCTCTAATGGCTCCAGCAGCCCATGCAGGAGTACCATTATTAAACTGAGCCATGAGGTTTGCAAGCTGCCCTTGGACGGTGCTGGCAGCGTCTACAGTGCCTTGCTGAGCAGTTGCCAATACCTGACTAAAGCTTCCTTGCTGAGCCACTGCTACAGCGGCTGTGTCAAGCGCAGCCATTGTCACTGCTGTAGCTTGTACAGCGTCTTTAATTTGTAGTTTTTGAGCTTCTATATCAATAAGCTCATTAGCTGTAATATCTCTTGTTTGTGCTTCAGCAGTGGATTTTGCTGTAGTTTGCGCTGCTTGTGCTTGTGGAATTTCTTTTGCTTTAGCAGCAGCTTCCACTGTAGTGGGGGCTAATTTAGCAGTTTCAGTTTTTCCCAAAGTGTAATCAGTGACTGCTTGTGCTTCTGGAGTGGTTCCAGTAAATTGAGCAGCTTGAGCTTCAAACTTCTTGTCAGTAGTTTGGGCTTCTGCTTTAGGAACAGTGATATCAGCCCGTGTAGCTGCTGTTGCTTTTTCAGCTTCAGATAGAGTTCTGTCAGTTGGTTCTGTTATTTTTGCTGCTGTTCCTGTAACAGCAGTGGCAAGGGCTTTATCGGAAACTGTCCCTTGTTCTGCTGTTACTTTTGCTTTGTCAGAAACTGTACCAGAAGCTGCTGCTTGTAATTTTTGAGCTGTTTCTAAAGTAGATTGTGATGTATCTGCTGTAACAGTACCAGCACCAATAGCAGTAGGGGCGGCAGCAGTACCTGCCACTGCTGTTGTTCCTGCTTTAGCTTCTGTAGTTGTTGCACCAGCTTTAACAACATCTGCTTCCAAACCTGTTGTGCTAGTTTGAGCCGCACTAATCGTTGGTGTAGTTCCCATTTTAGGGGCACCAGTCAAAGCATCAAAACTACCACCTGTTGTCGTTCCTCCTGTCGTTCCTCCTGTCGTTCCTCCTGTCGTTCCTCCTGTCGTTCCTCCTGTTACGGGAGCCGTAGTTGAAGGAGTATTAACACCAGCAGCTTTAGCTTCAGCAATGCTTGAATAACGTGTACCGTCTGGGCCATAGACATATGATTTAGTGGGGTCTACACCACCCCCACTTGGTGAAGCATCAACAGCACCACCAGCAACAAACTTCTTTACCATCCCGCCTTTACGCATTTTTGGGCCTAAAGCAGTGACAACTTTTCCATACTGTTGCTGAGCAGCAGGGTTTGACTCAATGAACTTGTCAAACATATTCATTGGGCCTTCATATCCCAATTTACGCGCAACAATTTCTTTTTGAGTTTCGGTAAAGTTTTGTTCCATTAGCTTAAAGCCTTTATCTTATTTAAACAGCTTATCAATGGCAAAAGTAATGATGCCTCCAATAAAGGAAGCAATTACCATTCCCACCCAAAAGCCACCTTTGCTTTTGTTAGCGAGTTCTAATAGCTGAGTAACACCTTGCTCAAGCTTATCCACTTTCTTTTCCAAGCTTTCCACTTTGGCTGTCAATTGTCCATAAGAAAAGGGGTCAATTTCGCTCATGTCCTTATCCATCAATAAAGTAGAGAAGCTTCAGCTTGTCTTCTCTTAGTTAGTCCAGCTAACACCCTACCAGCAGCTTTGTTCCATTTCATTATTTCTACTTGTGCTCCTTCCCAATCACCGCTATCAACTCTCTTCTTTAATGTAGAAACTCTGTAATTACCAACCCCACAATTATAAGCAAAACTAATTATTGCTGCATATCTGCGTGGTTTTGTTTTTAACAAAGAAGGAGACAGTTTAGCTACTTGTAATGCAAAATAAAGGAGATGTTTATCAAGTTCTTCTTGTGCTTTTTTTTCTGTCCACACAGTGTCCGGTGTTATATCAGATCCTGTACATCCCCACCCAATTGTATAAGGATGTCCTTTAGTACCGGGATCTGGATAAGCTTTGCAATCACCGTTAGCAAGTCTTTTAGCATAACCCTCAAAAGGTTTTACTAAAACATTAGCAGCAATGGTAATTGCCTCTGTTGTCATTTATCTTTGTACTTCTCAATAGACCGACCAACAAACCAAAAAGTAAGGCACATATTCAACATAGCAAAGTCATCGGTTCCCCAAGAACTAGTCATTACTTCTGCCCAATCAGCATTGACAGTAAAGGCCATGTAAATAGCAGCAGCCTTTACAGCAGCATACATAAAGAACAAAGCCCATGTAATTCCCGGTCTTACTAGAGCAGAGACAGAAGAAACAAACCATCCAGCTTCCTTAGCAGTGGCTGATTGTTCTTTAAAGGCTTCTTTAATTGCGTCTAGCTGATTAGAGGAATAATCAACATATTTCTCTTCCATCTTAAACTCACCACGCATTTTCTCCAAATCAGTTTGAAGAGTGAACATAGAAAGCTCATGTGTGCGTTCGTTTTTCTTATCAAAAAACTTCAGCACTTCTGGAGCTAGACGAAACAGTCCACCAAAAAGACTACCTAACAAACCACCGCTAAGAAGTTCAAACATAAAAATTACCTATTAGTTTTCTTATTTAAGAAACGTAAGCTTGTAAATAGTTTTGAGGAAACAAGCAATAGCTTCGTCAATCAAATTCTGAATAGGGCTGTCATCTTTAGAAACAGCCGTATAACGAATATCTTCAATTTCTGCCAAAAACTCTTTAAGGCAAGAAATAATGTCTACATCCCCATGCGTATATGGAACAAAAGGAATTTTAATCAATACTTGATTTCTTCCCTGATATGCTTCAGTAATGGAATCAGCTTTCTCTACAATGGCTTCATAGAAACCACCCAATGCCATATGAGCAGCAAAACTCTTAGTAGCAAGATGTTCTCTATGCGCTACTTCACGGCTAAGAAACAAGATACCAATAAGCGTACCAATGTCTTTTCCTGTTCCATCCTTCATGGGCTTCTTAACTAACATTATCTAAACCTCCTAGTTTTTTTAGCAATAGCTTTTGGTTGAGCTACAAATTGTTTACCTTCTTTTTTGCCTTCTCTTTTTGCTCTAGTAGTGGCAGCATATTCCTTATCACTTAAAGAAGTAATAGCTGCTTTAGGGAGGTAACGCTCGCCAGTTTCTGAAGACTTCTTTCCAGACTTTGTTGTCCATTTTTGTTCTGTCCAGTCTTTCAAAGACTTTTGAGCTTTAGTCAGTTTCATTCTTGATACCCGTTAGCATTAGTTTCAAGATAGTTTATTGCGGCCTTTAAAATTTCAACTCGGTCTTTTGCTACACCAAGAACATTGTTGCACGGATTACACAACACACCTCTAACTTTACCGCTTGAGTGACAGTGGTCAACATCAAGTTTTTTATTTATCTCTGATTCTGTAATACCGCAAATCATACAGGCATAATTTTCTGTTTCACGCATTTTTTCCCATTGTTCGTACGTCAAACCATACCTAAGTTTTAATTTTGCTGTTTTGTTGTTACGCGCAGTAGTAGGGCTTTCTTGTTTGTATTCTTGATGGCAAGGTTTGCATCTTGCGCTACTGTAGTATTTATCCGACCACTTATTAAAAAACTGATAAAAATCGGCTAACTGTTTTTCTGTTTTGCAGTTTAGGCACACTTTAGTCACGATAACGGCCCCCAGCAGCTTTGTATTTCTTAGCTACAAGCTGTGCTTTTCTAGCAGACCATTCACCAGCACCAGTGCCCATAGTTGCAGCGGATTTAACTTCAGCTACAATTTTCTTACGCAAAGTTGGCTTTGTGTAATTATTAGCAGGTTTTGTTGCCATCACTTATCTTTAGTTTTATTGATAATTTCAAAAGCAGCTTTTACCTTTTCTTCTAAAACCGCTACACGCAAATCGAGTTTAGATAACACAACAATAAGGGTAATAAGACCTAATAGAACAGGCCACGCTTTAAGAAAGAGTTCTGCTATTTCCATTATGTCTTATTAAGTTGTTGTTTTATTATTGACTTGCTTTGTATGCAGCAAGCAAAGAGTCATAGTCAGCACCAATCTGAGCTTTCAATGCGTCACGGACGCGGGTGGCTTTATTTTGTTCTACTTTTTCAGAACGCAAAAGGTTGCGAATCTTATCCCGGTATTGATAGTCAGCCACCAAACCAACAGCAACATCATCAAGATTTTCTGGTAGTGCTTCAGTAGTTGAGTTTTTGTAAGTAAGAAGCTCACTAGGCCAATCTCCTTGTGGCAAAGCTGCAAGCATAACACCGTAATTATCAATGTTAATTTGATATTGGTAAATCTCCAACTCGCGGTGGAAAGCAGCAACAATTAGGTTGTTAAAATGTTCTTGAGTCGTAATCATAAAAGTTCCTTTAAGTTAGTTAGTGAACGCCACATTATAAGCATTACCACCCGGTAGTGTAGCAGGATTTGCGTATTTAGTTCCAAATCCGCTGCTAATTGACCACGGGTAAGCAGAAATAAATGGGGAAGTAAAGTGTGCAACAGCTATATCGGTTCCAGAGGCACTAAACGCTACACCATAGCCATTGCCTGTTGGTAACGTAGCAGGGTTTGTATACTTAGTTCCAAAGCCAGCAGACCACGGGTAAACAGAAATAAATGGAGTGGTGGCATGTGCAACTGCAATAGCAGTTCCAAAAGGATTAAACGTTACTCCTTTTCCATCCCCGGTTGGTAGCGTAGTGGGATCAGTATATTTAGTTCCAAATCCACTACCAGACCAAGGATAAGTAGAGATATAGGGTGTCGAGGTTGCGTTACTTACTGCTATAGCAGTTCCAGCAGGATTAAATGCTACTGAATACCCATCATTGGTTGGTAATGTAGCAGGATCAGAATATTTAGTACCAAAACCAGAAGACCACGGATAAACTGAAATAAGTGGTGTGGTATTGTGTGCAACCGCAATAACAGTTCCGGCAGGATTAAATGCTACACCATTGCCAAGTCCGGTAGGTAAAGTAGCGGGATCAGCATATTTAGTTCCAAAACCAGCAGACCACGGATAAACTGAAATGTATGGAGTACCGGAATGGGAGATTGCTATTGTAGTTCCGGCAGGATTAAATGTTACACCAGTTCCGCCAGCTGGTAGCGTTGCAGGATTTGCGTATTTTGTCCCAAACCCACTACTAGACCAAGGATAGGTTAAAATATATGGAGTTGCATTGTTTGTAACAGCTATAGCTGTATTATCAGGATTAAATCCTACACCGTATGTAGTTCCTCCCGTTGGCGGTGTTGTAGGATTTGCATACTTAGTTCCAAACCCACTACTAGACCAAGGATAGGTTGTAATAAATGGACTATTATTACCATGCGAAACAGCTATTGCATTAGAATTTTGTCGAGGCCATGTACCGGCTTTTTTATAAGCCTGTGCTTGATCAAGAGTCCACATACCGGGGGCTGTGTACTCTGTTGGCACTACGGGGTTTTTGGTTATTAACCCACCGGGATAGCGTCTAGACATTTTTTATACTTGTTGGCTTGATTTATATGCGGCAATCAAAGCATCGTAGTCTGCACCGATTTGTGCTTTCAAAGCATCACGGACACGGCTAGCTTTGCCTTGCTCTACTTTTTCAGAGCGAAGTAGATTGCGAATTTTATCCCGATATTGATAATCAGCAATTGATGCAACCATAGCTCCGTCAAGACTTTCTGGCAACGCCTCAGTAGTTGAGTTTTTGTAAGTAAGCAAATTAGTGGGCCAATCGCCTTGTGGCAAAGCTGCAAGCATAACAGCGTAATTGTCTACGTTAATTTGGTATTGATAAACTTCCATCTCACGATGAAATGCCGCAACAATCAAATTATTAAGATGTTCTTGAGTCGTAATCATAAAAGCCCTTTTAAGTTAATTTCCAAATGCTACTGCTCTTCCAATTCCGGTAGGTAAAGTAGCAGGATTTGCATACTTAGTTCCAAACCCACTACTAGACCAAGGATAAGCAGAAATGTAGGGAGGAACGCTGTGTGAAGCTGCTATAACGCTTCCAGCAGGATTAAATGCTACTCCTAGACCGCTTCCTGCTAATAGTGTATCAGGATTTGCATATTTAGTACCAAAACCAGCAGACCAAGGATAAATTGAAATGTATGGAGAGCCAACGTGTCCAACAACAATATCAGTTCCAGTAGGATTAAACGCTACAGCAGAACTATTACCAGCTGGCAACGTAGCAGGATTTGCATATTTAGTGCCAAAACCAGCAGACCAAGGATAAGTTGAAATGTATGGAGTGGTAGTGTGTGCAATAGCTATAGCTGTATTATCAGGATTAAATGTTATTCCATATCCGTTTCCGGCAGGTAAAGTAGCGGGGTCAGCATATTTAGTTCCAAAACCAGCCGACCACGGGTAAGCAGCAATAAATGGGGTTGTGGTATGACCAACTGCTATTTCGGTCCCTGTAAAATTAAATGCTACACCCTGACCGCTTCCTGTAGGCAATGTTGCAGGATTTGCATACTTAGTGCCAAAGCCAGCAGACCAAGGATAAGTTGAAATGTATGGAGTGCCGCTGTGTGCTACTGCTATTGCAGTTCCGGCAGGATTAAATGCTACACTATTGCCAGTGCTTGCTGGTAATGTTGCAGGATTTGCATACTTAGTTCCAAAACCACTATTAGACCAAGGATAAGTTGAAACAAATGGAGTTGTGCCGTGTGTAATAGCTATAGCAGTTACATTAGGATTAAAGGATATTCCGGTTCCTGCTGCGGCTGGTAGCGTAGCAGGGTTGTTATATTTAGTTCCAAATACACCGTAAAATCGATAAACAGAAATAAATGGGGTTGTGTCATGTCCAACCGCTATAACAGGGGTGTTTGGTTGGGACCAAACTCCAGAAGCGCGATATTGCATTTGTTGAGATAATGTCCAAATGCCCGAAGCGACTCCTGCCGCAACAGTTGGTGCAGTAGCCGAAATTACCGACCCTTTATAACGCAAGGACATATCTTGTTAACCCTTAGCTAATAACTTCGTAACTAACGCTGTAAGTGATGCCGCTTGCAGTACCAGAAGTTACAATAATTGAAGTACCTTCTTGCAAATAAATTTGCGTAGATTTATCCACTACGATTAATGAAGAATCTGCCGGGACTGAAATGGTAGAAGCAATTGGATACGCAGTACCACCTGATGGGCCTGAGCCTTGAGCTACACCACCATTAGTATAAATACTCACTGTGGTATCAACCGCAGTTGTGCCGTTGACATTAGCCGCAACAATCTGGTTAATCTTAAAGACTTGTCCAGATGATGCCGCATTAGGTAGCAACACAACCGCTGTTGTTACAGACGGTGTAAGATAGGTAGTAGTACCAGTTGCTGTTGTTGCTGCAAGAAGATTTGGGTTTGCCATTGTTGTTCCTTACATTCCAAAAATTAAAGATATCATTGTAGCTTTTGCTTGAGTTGGGCCAGTTGCTGGTGCAGCAGACCAAGTTGGGGGAGAACCACTTCCTTGTGAAGTAAGAATTTGTCCAACTGATCCATAAGATGGAGATCCTCCCGAATTAAATCCTATTGCTCCATTGGTATTTAGCTGCATTACCGTTGTAAAAGAAATCGATCCACCCGCTGTTCCAATACCGGCTGATTGCCAAACATGTTCACCAGCATCCTGATTATAGGTGGATGCTCTAGTTGTCGAAGCTCCATATAACCAACCAGAATTGTAATATGCATTTGCGGATAAGTATGTAGCTGCTGTACCAGCATAAATAGCATTACCTTTTTTGCCAATTTCAAATGCTACAAATCCAGCTAATCCACCCCAAGTGCTTAAAGCTGTTCCTAAACCCAGATTTGTACCATCAAATATTAATCCACTGGAAGTAGCAAGAGCGCTAGTTGATGAAGCATATACAATGCCATTAGCAGTGTAGGAAGTCAATCCAGTACCGCCGCCATTAACTCCTAATGTTCCCCAAGATGGAGCACTGGCAGTAGTGGCAATTAGAGTTTGTCCTGTTGTTCCAGCAGCAGTAGCTGATGGAGCGCCACCTGCACCACCACCATACACCACACCATATACTGGCAAAGCTCCACTAGAAGTCCATGTAGAAGCGCTTGAGAAATAAGGAATACCGCCACTAGTACCAGCAACTGTAAATGCAGGGGTCGTTGTTGCATCTGCAACAGAAATAATACCACCAGTAAACCCAACGCTAGTAACCGTACCGCCAGAGCCAGTTGCAGAAATTGTAATTGAACCATTACCATTTGAAATGGTTACACCAGAACCAGCAGTTAGTGTTGCTTTTGTAAGTGTATTTCCTACAGAGTTGCCAATAAGCAATTGACCATCTGTATAAGATGTTTGATTAGTACCACCAGCAGCAACTCCTAATGTTCCCCATGTAGGTGCTGATGAAGCATTAGAAAGAAGGGCTTGTCCAGAAGTACCAGCAGCAGTAAAGCCAAAAGCTGTACCAGTACCATAAGAAACCCCACCTGCTGTTGCAGTTGCTGTAGAGTTTGTTCCACCATTGGCAATTGGCAATAGGCCACTAACATCAGCAGTTAAAGACACTGCTCCCCATGTAGGAGCGCCAGCCGCATTACCATGCAATACTTGTGTTGAAGTACCAGCAGAAGTAGAAAGCATTGACGTTGTGGTATTGGCATACACCAAACCGTATTGCGTCAAATTAGCAGATTGTCCAGTGCCGCCACCAGCAACACCTAATACTCCCCATGTAGGTGCAGCACCAGCATTGGAAATGATTGTTTGACCAAGAGTACCAGCAGCAGTGTAAGCATGCGCTACCCCCGTACCATAACCAACTCCACCCAATGTTGGAGTTGCTGTAGAGTTTGTACCGCCAGAAGCAATTGGCAATGTACCAGTTGTTAGGGCGCTTGTAGAAGTTGCATAAAGAGCACCACCAGAAGTAAAGGAAGTTAGTCCAGTACCACCAGATGCAGAAGGCAATGTTCCAGTAGTAAGAGCAGATGTTGATGTTGCATAAAGAGCACCACCAGAAGTGAAAGTGGTTAGACCAGTACCGCCTTGATCTGTTCCCAATGTTCCAGTAGAAACAAGGTTTTTAGAAGCATCAGTAAATACTGGTTTGCTTGCTGTCAATCCACTATTAAGAAGATTGGGTACTACTACTTTACTACCGTCATATGTAAAGGAAGCAGCCCCACCAAATACACCACCATTGTTATATTGAACGTATGTATTACTTCCACCCGGAGTTGTTGCAGAGGAAGCAGCAAATTGAATAAATACAATGCTGGTAGTCCCAACTGTAATAGGAGTTGGAGTTTGCTGGACCCAAGAAGTATTAGCGTTAGTAGTACCGCCAACAACAAGAAAAAAGTCGCCAGCATTAATTTGATTAGGACCACTACCAGAAGTATCAAAGTCTGTTGCTCTTTTAAGCTGAAAAGCTGTACTACCATTACCAACAACTTCAACAGTATAAACACCGTTATGAGCAGCGTTTGCTTGGTTTTTAATTAGTACGCGAGCAAATTGAGCAGGAGTAAAACCATCAATAGACAATGCACCTACAGCAGTTGCCGTAAGAGTAGCGCCAACACCACTACTACCATTAGCATAAGTAACCGTTGGCAAAGCCGCTGTAGTTGCGTAAGTAACAGAAGCGTGAAAGTTAAGACCAGCAGAAACATTATCTACATAAGCTTTAGTAGCCGCATCTTGAGCCGCTGTAGGATCAGCCACTCCAGTTATCTTGTTTGCTCCCATTGCAATAGCACCAGTCATAGTGCCACCAGACGTAGCTAAATAACTAGATGAGGGAAGATATGCAGCTAACCATGCTGATCCCGAATAAGCACGCATTTCACTAGATGTTGTATTAAAATACAAAGCACCTGTAAGAAGCGCATTACCGTCATTATCCAATGTTGGATTAGACGCTTTAGGGCCGAGATAGCGATCATCAAAGCTATCGTAAGAAGCAGCAGCAGCAGTAGCACTTGCTGATGCATTGGAAGCCGATGTAGACGCATTAGAAGCCGACGTTGCTGCATTGCTGGCAGAAGTTGCAGCAGCCGATGCGGAAGTAGCAGCCGCAGTAGCACTTCCCAAAATACCATCGACATAAGTTTTTGTTGTTGCGTCTTGAGGATTAGACGGGTTACCTAGTCCAGTAATAACGTTAGTATTCATCGCAATAGAACCAGACATGGTTCCACCAGAAAGGTTTAGTTTCAATGCATCAGCATTGTCTACATACGTCTTTGTAGTAGCGTCTGTACCTGCTGTGGGAGTTCCCAATCCGGTAATTTTATTGCTGCCCATAGCAATTGCACCAGACATAGTGCCACCAGCAAGTGCTAGTTTAGTTGCAATGGAGTTGGTAATTGTTGTAGAGAAACTTGCATCATTACCCAACGCAGCAGCAAGTTCATTAAGGGTATCTAATGTACCGGGAGCAGAAGCAATAAGATTGCTAATAGAAGTATCAACATAATTTTTAGTAGCTGCATCTGACGCATTAGAAGGAGTAGTAAGACCAGTGATGGTATTAGCACCACCAGTAGTGCTATTCATATCCAATACACCATTAATGGTGACATTGTTAAATGTAGAAGTTCCGCTACTTGCTGTTACGTTTCCTGTCACATCACCAGTGACGTTGCCTGTTAGATTACCAGTGACGTTGCCTGTTACATTACCTGTTACAGCACCAGTCAATCCACCAACAAATCCGGTGTTTGCCGTAATTGTAGTGCCAGTAATAGTTAGGGGAGTAGTGCCACCAATAACAGTGTTATTGATTGTGCCGCCAGTAATAGTGGCTGACGATGTGACGAGAGTGGGAATTGTTCCTGTTCCAGAAAGGAACAAGTCTCTAAACTTAAGACCGCTAGTGCCTAAACTGAATACATCAGTGGTAACAGGATTAAATACATTGTTAGCAATTCTAACTTGCTCAGCAGCAGCGTTAGAAACGTTAACAAAGAAACTAAGTCTACTATTTGTACTATCTACTACAACTTTATTATAAGTATTGCTATCTGAAATTAAAGGAACATAAGCTCCTTCAGAAGCAGTGCCATCATGCTTGTGTCCACTTGCTTGAGCAAACGCATCTCTAAGAGCATTGTACTCATTGTTAATTGGTGCAGCACGAACAATAGCCGTTGGTACTATATCCGCTGATGATTGTCTAACGTAGCCAGCCAAAATATTCTCCTTATCGCCTATCGTTCATTGAATAATTCAAGACAAACCCTTGAATTGTATGACTTGGATTACTGTCGCTTGTAACATATTTTAATGCAATTGAAAACCCACTTCCATTCATATTTGTTTTTCTAACTGGAGATGGGTTACCATCAAAAGTTGCTGCTGCATTAAAGACAGCTTCATTATAATAAGCCGCTGCTCCGCTAGTAGTAATTGAAAAATTTGATGGATTCCAAACTTCTACATGGTCTGTTGTATCAAAGTCATAAGAAATAGATAATACAATATTAGCAATTCCCTCGCTTCTTAAAAATGTAGAAACATTATAAAAATTCTTTCTTATTGTTGGATCTTCAAAATAATAATATGGAGTTTGATAGACACTTAAAATATCGGTATTATTAAAACTACTACCGCTTTCTTGTAAATATACTTTACCAGTAGCGTCACCGTGTAAAACAAGTTCATTTAAACCAACATATCCACTATCTGCACAAGTAGCTGGTATACCAAAAAGCAAACTATATTCAAAGCCTATTCCTTGATCTGTTTGTCTTAATCCACCAAGTATACCAAATGTTCCTTCATCAGGAATAAAAAATCTAAATTGAGATTTTTTTCTAATGACAACAGAACAAAGAGTTTCTACATCAATTGAACCTGCTACAAGTTCTAAAAGAAGAGCAGATGTAGTAAATTGAATTTTCTTTGAAATTGTTTCAATTTGAGCATCACCAACTGTGGCATTTGCTGTAGCCCCTACTGGTCTAAAACCATCTGGGCCTAAGAATATAAGATTGCCAGAAAGTTCAACAACGCTGTCTGGAACTACGCAACCCAAGTTAGACGTAACTTCAACAAGCATAAAATCAGTAGTGCTTGTACCTGTTACCCTTTTAATTGCGTTTTTACCAAAGACAAATAAATCATCTCTAAACTGTTTAAGTTGTACAATATCGAAGCCAACATTAATAACACCAGCACCATTTGCTGGACTGTAATCTGTCTCATTTAAAGGAGCCGAAAAGTAAAGATTTTGTGGATCTGAAGGATCTCCACCCAAAAACATATGATTTTTAAAAGCTGCTGCATACTTAGGGGAGTTTGGGGCATTAGGGTCTGTTATTTGTGTATATGCTGTTCCATTATAAACAGCAGCAGGATTTACTCCATCCACCAACAACATTTTCTTTGCTACAAAATTATATTTAACAAATCTAACTTTCTTTACTCCCGTCATTGCTATTGTACTAGGAGTAGTAATTGCAGCCCATGTGCTGCTAGAGTTTACCCATCTATAAAAATAATCTGTACCTGTTGAAGGAGCACGACAAGCAAACACAGCATCATTCAAACCTTCAACAACTGCAACACCCAATACTTTACCAGTACCAGTTACAGTTCCGTAGCTATTAGCAAATCCGCTAATACGTCTATATCCACCAGTAACAGATGGTTCATAATTAATAAGTTGTGTAGCACTGCCGGGAGAAGTTTCTGGCAATGCTAACATATCTCTGTTAGTGTCAAGACCACCAACACAGTTAACTTTAAAGCCACTAATCCTATCAGCCACTACATCACCCTAAGAGAAACATACGATCTTGTAATAGCAGTAGATTGTACACTAATTGGTTCATCAAGAAGAAGTCTTCTCATGGCTCTAATTCCTTGATCAAACTTTTCAGCATGAATATTAGCGCTTTGTTCATTTGATCTAAACAACATCATGTATGCCATTGCACCATCAATAATGACGTTTCTAAATCTATCTGGAATTACACATACATCTGTATAGAGCACTAGGTCATCAGGGAAAGACCAATATTTATATTCCACTTCATATGTATTATCAGGAATTGGACTAATACCAAATTTGTTTTCTTGTGTTTGATATACATATACTGGAGGAGCATAACCACCAGTACCAGCATTGTCATCTATTGCTCTACGATTTTCTGTATAGTTGTCAAATGTAATAAGTTTTAGTTTACCGGGACTATTATTGTATGTTGAAGACTTCTTCAAATAAAAGCTATCCCAATCAACGCTAGAAGTTGCTGTTGGAAAAGCATAAGTACCAGTTCCAACAACTAATGTTTGTGTTTGAGTTACAAGAGTAAAAGGCCACTCTTGTGCATAATGTAAGATTTCTCTAATAGCAGAATTAATAGCATCTTTAGCCAATGCTTGAATGTTTTTAGCATTGGGAAAATCTGTGCTATCCATTGTCACTTCGTTATGTCTACGAAGCAATTCATTGGTTAGAGAAAGATAGGTAGCCATAATACCCTATGAATAAATAAAGGGGCAACACCATTGCTGATGCTGCCCCTATTACTAGCTTACATTAAGCAAGCTGGTCGCGGTCAACCGACAAACCTTCGATTTCTCTACGGTCTTGAACGTCACAAACCACTGCCCAGACACGCAGTTTACCAGCGGAGATAGCGGTAGTAACCGTACCCACCAACAAGTCAAGCGTGTCAGCCGTTGCGCCAATAGCAATTGGATAACCAGCCGCTGCCGAAGCAATGTAAGAACCAACAGCAGAAGCTGCTGCAACTTGCGTTGTAGCAACATATGCGCCAGCACTTACGCCAGTAACACCCAAGCTAAACAAAGCATCGCCAGTGACTGCCGAAAACACTTCAATACCAGCAGACAAGATTACTGTTTGTGCAGGAACCGTAAGTGCTTCGATAACGTCAGTAGCAGCAAGAGCCGACCCTTTAGCGGTAACAGCAGATGCAATGTTGACGATGTTTTCAACAACATAGGGCACTTGACGAACGCCCCGCGAAGGATGCGTACCCGCACCTACGCTATTTGCAAGACTAATAGTTGCCATTTATGTTCTCCTTAAGCCAAGTTATACTTAGCAGTGACAATCCCTTCAGGACGCAAAATCTTGCGACCATACAGGTGCATGCCACGCACAATGTCAGCAAAGCTGTCAGGATCACGGTAGGTTTCAGTCTTAGTGATTTGCTGAGCAGTTGCAATAGCAGAATCGTGACCAGCAACCATTACACCAAAGTTGGAAGACTGTGCGCTGGCATTTACCGTGCCGGGACCAGTACCAATTTTTGGAAGGTTGTTAGAAACATAAACACGGAAACCATGCAGATTGTTGATGATCAAACCGTTTTGCAGCCCTTCGCCGCCAAACAAACCATTCAACATACGGCTGTCTTCGTCTTTAAGCAATTCAAGGAACACAGGGTCAACGACAATCCAACGACCTTGCGTATCAACAAACTGCTGATCCAGCAAACGACCCATACGAGCAACCAAAGCAACGGGAGAAACCGAAGTCGAAGGAATGCCAGTGGCGCCCGGAAGTCTTGGAGCCAAAGGAATCGAATCGCCAGTCGAACCAGCAGAGGTAAGGTTACCAAAGTTGGGACGCGAAAGTTTCATCGTAGCCAACAGCTCATCTGCACCAGCGGTTGAAACCGCCTTAGTACCGGGAGCAGTGGTGCGAGCAGTGTCGGCTTGGACATGCTTAGCAGACTGAGAATATCCTGCCAGATAGCCAAGAACGTCTTGGTCATACTGGTCACGCAGACGATAGGCTGCACGATCAGAAGCCATTTGCATGAAATTAACATGCGAATGTGCTGCTTCAATATCGTCAATCTTGAATGCGTAGTAGTTAGCTTGATCGACAACCAGCGTAAAGTCTTCGTCAGTCAAGTCTTGTGCAGTAATTTGCGTACCGCGAGCATACGTCGTGACAGAAACTTCTGGTTCTTTGATGATTTTAACGCTATCGCCCATGTTGGAGATTTCGCCAAAATAATCACTGTTAGTAATGTCTTCAACAGTCGAAGCTTTGCGGAAAGCAAGCTGGACTTTTTTGCTATAAATTACAGGACTAAAATTACCGTTAGGTAGGTTATTATATCCTGCGGCTTTTGGAAATGCCATGATAGTTCTCCTATAGTGTAGGCATAAATTAATACGCTCAACTTTCTACAGGGGCTGTATTGTCTAGGTGTAACGCTTGCGCGTTAGGCTAGAAAGGGACAGGTGTCTCTGAATCTGTTATTTGCGTTTTATAAATAACGTAACTGAAGGTAGGTAAACCGGCTCCAGTTACGTTGATGAAAAGAGATATAACAATATTTTATTGTTATGTCAATACTTAACGAGCTGCTCCACTCAAATCATATACAAATTTACCCGTAGCTTGGGCTTTTTGAATGGCTTCCATAGCAGCTTCAAATTGTTTAGAAGACATTTTAGCTACTTGAGATTCATAAATAACCCCTTCAAGACTAGTTCCATCTGGAGTTGATCTATCTCCTCTAGTAACTATACTTTTAGCTGCTTCTTTGTAGTCAGGTGCTTTTTTCTTGCCAATGCCTTTGTCTGCTTTGTACAAGTCAATCGCTCTAGCAGCAGAACGAGCGTCGTTATCATTATCATAAAGAGCATTTTGAATCCACTGTGGTTGTTCCTCTACCCATGAATGAAAATCGTCAGAACTACGAATAGTGTCAAAGTCTGGATGAAGCCGCATAAGTTCCATTTCTGCTTTGCTTCTAACCGTTTCTTTTTCTCTTTCATCCAAAGCCCGAAGACGTTCTTCAATACTGGCAGATTGTTCTTTAGCTTTTTTAATTGCAATGGTTTCTACAATTTTAGCTACATCTGGATAAGCTTCTGCCCAAGCACTAAGTTCTTCTTCGCTCTTAGGAAGCTGAATTTGTTGTTCAGTAGATTGTTGAAGTTGTTTATTTAGTTCATCAATCTGACGCTTAAGTTTATTTTCTTGTTCTTGAGCATGTCTACGAAGATCACCATAGCGTTTCTTAAATGTTTTCTCTTCAGGATCACTTGGCTCTACCTCCTCTTGTTGTTGCTCTGTTTCTTCATTTCCTTTTTCCAAAGCAGCAATCTCTGCTTCTTCTTGTTCAATACGCTCTTTGTTTGTATTACGTTTTCCAAAAGGAGCAACGACAGTTTTTTGTTCTTGTTGAATTACCATATCCATATAAAAAGTCCTTAAAGTTGGGCCGCATTTACGGGTCGCAAATGACGAAGATTATTATTAAATATTTAACTGGCTTCGTCAACAGTTAAATTAGTTTATATCCTTGTGGTACAGGAAGCAAAGATGTTTGATTAATAAAAGGAATGTAAGAAGTAAGTCCTCCTGCATTTTGTACTTTTTGCATTCTAAACCCTTTAATAGGGGCGTTTGCATAAGTAGGTCTTCCTATGTTTGTATTTGTCGTAGTGCTTGTAGCGGAATCTAAAGCTGAACCAGCGGCTGCAACACCAGCCACTGCTGTTCCTATTTTTACAACATCAGAACCAGTAAGTGATGGTGTTGCTTTTTTATCTCCAAGCAAACTAGTTGTAGTGTCGGTTAAATTAGAAGTTCCTAAAGTTCCACCCAATCCTTGATTTACACCTGTGGTATCAAGAGTTGTTACATTGCCAATTTTAGTTGAGCCAGTAAGATTGGAAGCACCAGTACCAATTTCTCCAAGCATACCATTATATGTATTAGTTGCATTTAAATCAGTAACATTACCAAGAGAAGACCCTGTAAGATTACTTACACCGCTTCCAACATCTCCCAACATTCCTTCTTGAGTTGTTGTTGTAACAGTGGGGGTAGTAGTTGTAGTTTTCCCCGGCATAAAAGCTTCTTGACTAAAAGGCTCAAATAATTCGTTTGTTTGATCTTGTAAAGCCGTAGAAATATTACTAATATTTCCAGAAACAATTGGAGATGTTTCTACACCCAATGCTCTAGATAAAGCATCTGTATTTTCTGGAACAGAAGAAAGGTCTGTTGCGTATAATGTAAACGCATCCGCAAATGGATTAGAATCTTGTTGGTTTATAATAGCATCAAGAGCATCTTCATCTTGAAACGGTGTAGCTGTTGTAATAGGAGCAGGACCAGTGCTTCCTGTGCCTACAGGAGGCTTTGCCAAATAACCTTTTGCACCACCACCTATAGCACCTAAAGTGACATCTTGATCTGAAACAGCAGCACTAACTGCTCCTTGCAAACTACCAGCCGCTACATCTGCTACTTTTCCTCCAATACCAGTAATTGATTCAAAAAGTTTACCCGCATCTGTATTTGTGGTGAAAGTGCTACCTACTTTTCCTATGTTTTCTAAATTTTCTGGAGAAATATTAGCATATGCCAAGTCTTGTTGAGCTAAATTAGCAGCATTAGCCATATCTGCAAGTTCGCTAATACCAAAAGTTATAGCAGCGGGAGCAACAGCTTGTAAAACATCACTCATGTTATTGATGTTTCCAGCTAAAGCTTGAGTACCTAAACTAATAGCTGCTGCACCAACTGCTTCAGCAGCGGCGGCACTAACACTAGCGCCCAATAAACTTGTTCCAATAGCTGCCCCAACACCAGTGGCTGTAAGAGCAAGAGCAACAATTGGAAGAACAGGAGCAAGGTTTTCTTGCACTGCTCCAAATCCAGATTTGCTGTATTCCTGCATTGGAATAACAGCAGTAGTACCATCTGCTAATTTTACCGGTTGAAGAGTGTAATCAGAATAACCGTCACCTTCTCCTGTAGAAGCAAATTTATACGCAGGAATTTCTTGATTAGTATTTTTATTATAATATTTATAATTTATAAGATTTGCTTGTACTGCTTCTCCGGGCGTGTGTCCAGAAACAGTAGCATACTTATTCCATCTAACTACACCATTTGAATCAACATCATATTGATTAACGGTATAAGGAGCTTTTCCACGTACTTGAATTACAGTGGTTGCAAATTTAGGAATAACCCCCGGCTTTGCTTCAATGTCTTTAAGATTGGTTACACCATAATCTTTAGCCAATGCAGTTGCAATATTTGTAATATGAGTATTAGCATCTAGTGGCGAACTATTTTTATAAATATCTACATTATTCTTTAAACCAAGAACTTGCATCCCACCCATTTGGGCGCGAAGAATATCAATGTTTTTTTGTATATCTGTATTATCAGCCATTGTTTAATACCTTGTCTACTTCAGAAGAAAACATTTCATCATCCATTTCTTCTTCACCATGAAGAGCTTCTGGATTTTCTACTTCATCAGAATTGCCCATTTGACCAATGTCATTCATGCGTTGCAAACCTTTTTTTGCCATATCACGCATTTCCATTAGTTTTTCTAACCCAATATAGCGAACTACATCAGCAGGAAATACAAACTCTCCTTCGCTCAGTTTTGCATCAACATCATCTCTCACTTCTTTTTGAAGAGCACCGGGAGGAACATCATTACCACTTTCTTTATCTACAGTGCCCCCATCTTGTTTAAGACCACCGGCTTTAAAAAGATTTTTAGTTTGTTTAACTGCATCCATTTACAATGTCCTTTAGGTGTTGAAATTGTCTCAACGTTGCTAACGCCCCTTGAGCTTTATGTAGCTCTGCAACATTGTTTGTTTGTTCCATAATTCTATGTTGTCTTTCAATATAGAATTCAACAAGAGTAGAAAACACTTCCCATTGAGGAATAGAATTTACAAACGGTTTAAGTTTTTGATATTGTTCTGCGTCAAACATTTATATTAACCTTGTGGGGAAGGTGCTGCTGGTGCTGCCGGTGGAGGGGCACCTTGCGGAGCGGCTGAGAATCCCTGTTCTCCGGGCACAGGAGCGGCTCCAACACCAATGTTGCCACCACCCCCTCCAGACATGTCAGCGACCGATGGCGGGCCTCCTACCCCTTGTGGGGGCGTTGCTCCAGCAGGAGGTGCTGGCGGTGCTGTTTGCCGCAAGATTTCTGCCTGTCGCATTGCTTCATCCATATTGTTTGTAACTTTGTCTGGATCAAGATCCATTGCTTTTGCAATTTCTCTAATGATGTATGGAAATTTAGCAAACGGCATAAGAGAAGGACTACTAGCAATTTGCAAGAATTGCATAAGCCGTTGGCTCCTCACTTCATTTGCCATTAAACTTTCTGTTCCTCTAGCATGCACTTCCAAATCGCCTTTGATGGTTTGATCAAAGTCAAATTGCATATTAAAACTAAAGAATGCTTTTCCAATGGGAGAAAGCAAGTAGTCATCAAAGTTTTTAATAACTGTCTTTATACCGCCACCAGCGGCATTCATCAACATACTAATACCAGAAGCTGTTCTACCCACACCACTTACACCTGTTTGCCCATGTGCAAAAGATGGAAGTCCTGTTGATTCATCTGCAAGTTGTCTTGCTTTATCAAAAAGCTGTAAATTTTCTTGAGAAACATTGGGAAACTTTGTTCCAAAAATAGCTTGTCCCGGTGCTCCGCCTTGTCTTCTAAACACTTTACCGGGAAACACTTGCATGTCTTGACCCGGAACCAAGTTAGTTTCATCCACTTCAAAGACAAGATTGCCTGAAAGAACAGCATTATCTACAGCCATACGCATAAACCCATTCATCAGGGTTTGCGTGTCTTCCATGTTTTCTGCAATACCTACACCAGCAAGGGAATAGGGATTGAGTTCGTATGGAACTGCGTAGTATGGAATCTTTGCGGGTTTAAATGGATTGAGGACAAAGCGAATGATTTTGCCATTACAAAACCAAATGTTTGCTTGAAGCTCTTCCATGTTTTGATATTCATCTGGAATGTTAATGTCATTCTCTTCCAGCAACTCAATATCAATATTACCCCAATACTCTAACACTTCAAATCTATCAACCCCGAAGTTTGGTTGGTAGTCTCGGAGATCGTCCTCCCAATACTTCTTAACATAGCCTTCGCCTTGGTCGATAATGTTGTCGATGACATTGGCTCTGAAGAAGGGGCGACGTTTAAGAGCGCGAAGTTGGGTCCGACTAAGCTTATGTCTTTCAATGACGTATTGGCAGTTTTCAGTGTTGTTTGTGTCCGGGTCCCAATAGAAGTCCCATATACTGACATGCGAAGCTTCTGGCACTGTCTTGATAACAGGGTTGTATTCACCATCTTCATTCCACTTTGGATATTCTTTATTTGTTGCAAATGGGCCTTTCATGACACCAGTTCCAAACAAAGCACATTCAAAAGCAGCCGCTCTCAAATGTTTAGTTGCTCCGCTTTCATCTAGTTGGTCATGAATTTTCTTTTCCATTTTCTTTGCAGCAACCATTGCAGGATAGAAAGTGGCTGACGTTGGTGTAACTCCGGGTCCTTCTTTAAGATTGGGAATGTTTCCCAAATCTTCTTTAAGAGAGCCAAGCAATTGTTCCAGTTGATCAATACCAAATCCTGCGCCAATACTTGCGCTTCCTTTTTCTCCAAATGGAATTTCAGTTGGAGATGTAGGAGCTTGTGGTTGATTTGGGGGCGCTTCTTTTGGATCAAAATGAACAGCCTCAACAACACCTTCTGGAAGAACAGACGGATCAACGCTAAGAGGAAACTTATTGTTTGCAAAAAGAACGTCTACAATTTGCCCGTAAGCAGCCAACACTTTTGTTTTGGTAACTTTAATAAAGACACGGGATTTTTCGGTTTCAGTAAATTGAACATCAGAACTATAAATACCACGGTAATTGCGATAGGCTCTTAGCCACCTGTCTTCATCTTTGCGTCTGCTTTCTTCAGCTTTAGAATATCTTTGTTCAATAAAAGAAATTACGCTTTGAGCTTCTGGAGTAGCAAAACCATCTTTAGAAATATCATCTAAAGCCAACTGCTTATCAGTCATAATATCTGCCATTATTTATTCCTAATATCCAAATGTGGCATCTGCAATTTTCATTCCAGAATGTCTAGAAGCTAAAGGATCATAATCCCACAAACTACTTCTAGGTCTACTCATAATTCCATAACGCAAAGCGTCATATAAATGATCTTCAGCATGTGTATCAATATCTTCTGGATTTCTTTTATCTAACGGAAGTATTGGTAATTGTGCTATAAGATTTGTACAATTGCTTGTTATAACCATTCGCGGTTGTTCTGTAAACGGATCAAGTTGCAAACGTCTGTGCAATTCATTCTTTCCACTAACCCTACTACCAGCGCTTCTATCTGACGGTCGCCACCTACAACCTTCTAATATCATTTGTTCTGCCAATGAAGGACCAGTATCGCCTCTTTTATGCCAACAACTGCTATCTAATACACCATATCTAATTAAACCATCGTCTTCTTCCGCTCTCATCACCATATGGGCAAGGTCTTTTGCCAATACTTTTCTGACATATAACTCTCGATATACCACCAATTGTTCAGAAGGGGACACGGCAAACCACACAACAGCACTGAAGCTACCGTAACCATAATCGCAAGCGCGAAACTTTGTCCAATTTTTAGGAATGTTAAAAGAGGGTACGACATGGACTTGCCTATTAAATTCAGGAAAAGCAGCACCCTCCGCAACATCCCAATTACCTTCTAGTAATTGTTTTCTTTGATGTTCTGGGAGGGACAACAACATTGTCTCATAATCACCGCTATCAGACAAATAAGGATTGTCAGACAGCATTGCCGGAATAAACCGACGTTTAAAGAGCGGAATACCTTCTTTAGAATGTCCAATAGGATATTTTAATGTTTCACCACTTTCAATATCCGTTGCCCAAAAAGCTTTACCAGCCGGTGCTGGATCAATAAACATCTTCTTAACCCAAGCATGGCCGGGACCGCCGGGGTTAGTTGTTGCTCGCATGAAAATAGGCAAGTCATTAGCGGGAGTACGCAAACGTGACCGCATATAATTCCATGCAAATGGTGTAGACCACTGCGTCAACTCATCAAAACCAATCCAACTAAAAGCCAAACCTTGATAACGCAATACGTCTTCATCTCTATCTAGGTACGACATCCACAGTCTAGCCCCTGAAGGAGCTTGCCATTGCATCTTTCTTTCACTCCACTTAATACCGGGGTATATTTGTGGATACATTTCTTGGCTTTTCCAGATAAGTTCTCTTAGTTCTTCCGTTGTGTGGCGTAGTAAGAGGCCAGAAAATTGAGGGTGCCCCAAGTAACGTAAAGGGTCAGCCAGCATTGCGTAAGACTTACCACCTCCTGCCGCGCCGCCGTATAAAACTTCTCTTTCATTAGCTGCCAAGAATGTAGTTTGCGGCCCTGCGTTGGGTTTAAAGATGACATTTTGTATGTTTTCCTGTTCTTTAATGCTCTCTGGCTGGATCGAAACTATTGATGGACTTCCAGATGTCGGACTCAAAGAACTCTGGGGGCTTTGTACCGATTCTTTCTTCGTACTGCTCCGCTTTCTGGAGGGCTTTTTGGTATTTCCGGGCAATGTTGCGGTACGTTGTAGACTTTCTTTTGTGGGATTGCTCACTTTTTATTCTTTTTGATAAACCAACATGGGAAATAGTGCGACCAGTTAGTGTTGTTAGCCAATTAGCTACTTCCCTTAAAGAATATTGTTTAAGATGTTTCTTTGCTTGTTCCAAAGCTTCAAGTTCTGAGGGAATTGGAATGAGCCATTCATCATCTTTATGTTCAACTTTATACCCAAAAGGAATTGTTCTGCTTATTCTTGGTATTTGTACATATTCTTTGTTCTTAGGTTGAGGCAATATCCATTTTCCTAGCCCTCTTTCAGCCATAAAACTCCTTAATCGTCTGATACGTCTTTGCTAGGCAATATCATAACACCATTGCTGCTTTCAACCTGTACTTTTTCTGTTTTAGTAAAGCCAGCCCTATCAAGCATGTCTTTAGCGGCGTTAAGTTTCTCTTTAATACCTAATTCTGTAGGAGACACCATGCCGCTAACAATAGCCGCTGCTGCTCTAGGCGCATTCATAGCAATATAGAGCTGTGTAGCTTCAGCAATTTCTTCTTTCAAGCCGCTAACAACTTCTCTGGTGCTATAGTCGTGGCTATATCCAGCAAGTTGTTTAGCAACTAGTGGATTACCACCAGCTTCATCAAACAAAACAGAAAGAAACTTCTTTTGTTTCTCATTAAGTTCTTTAGCCATTCTTCAATCCTTTAAGTGTGATAGCAAGCCTTGCGCGTTTAGCAGTTTTTCCACTACCTTTTGCAGCTTTTTCCAAAACTTTTGTAGGAATAGTTTCATCTTTTTTCATCTTTAGAGTTTTACGCAGAGCGCCGGGTTTTTCAATAGCGTCTGCAATCCAATTTTTCTTCTGAGCCATTTTCTTCTTCCTTAATTTACAACAGAATATTCCTCTTGCACCCGCAATGTAATATTCACCACACTATTTACACTAGCATACCCTTTTAATTTATCTCCTGCTTGAAGAATAAGAGGGTCTGTAATTTGAATGGTGGTATTGGCTGGTAATGGGCTATTATAAAATATATTATATGTAACAGAGTCAGTAGCCGAAAACCATTGCAGAGTGAAGGTAGCAGTATTGCTAGTATTATTACTAATGATAATGCTATCCATATGAGAAATAAAACTACTAGGAATAGAATAAATGTCTTGACTAGATGTAGTCAATACTTTTCCTAGCGTTCTGTCGCGTAATGATGACATTTACGTTAAATCCCAAAATGAAAGAGAACCTACACAATCTCCAGTTGGAGTACCAGAAGAAATTGTTTTAATTTGTACTGTGTAGACATCACTTACACCATCAATACTGGCTCCAAGTTGTAAACCCCAGTTATATCCTGCTGGATCTACAAGTGGTTGTAGACCACCACTACCACTAGCAGATACATAATCTGTTTGAACAACTCTACCACCACTAACTGCTGTTGCAGTTACGTCATACTCAACATTGTTTGTTGATGGCATTGTTGTAAACGATGCTCCCGTAAGAGTAGCGTTTTTTACAAGCTGTACTTCATAACTTTGAGAAGTAATAGGTAATACCTGTACGCGAGAAGGAAGAATAACACAATCTGTTCTTCCTGTGGGCATTCTAATAGAAACAATAGGTTTAAAAGTTAGACCAATATTAGTGAGAAGAGTGTTTCTTCTTGCTACGTTTCCATATGAATATTCTTCATATCCTCCTTCAGACAAAACAGTGGAACAAATTTGCTTCATTGAAGAAACAGAATCTGTTGTTCCAGTGTTAGTAATTTCATATCTAATGGGCAAAATAGCTGTAGTCATGTATACAGCAGTTTGGAAGTTGGAGTTTTGAAATGTATGGCAAACAACAAATTGTCCATTAATAATAAAGCCACAACGGACATTACCAACACCAAGCCATTCCATATCACACCAAAAAATCTGTGTTTTGGTAAGGTCTAGTGTTACTCCTGAAAGACCAGTACCATCAAGCTTGTCACCATTCCAACTACTTTGAATAGCTATTCTGCTATCGTCAGCAGCGCCAGAAGTAAAAGAACGAATAATAAAAGAATTAACACCGTCTTTTTGTTGTAAGAAGACACCATTACTACTATTAAAATATCCTACACGTTGTTGAAGATTTGTCTTTCCAGCAGCCATTGTAAATGTTGCCATAATAAGCAAACTCTTTCCCGGCTGATATGGAAATACCCTATATGTTTGTCTAATAACAGAAGAATCACTATCTGTAGTTACATCTAGTCTTAATGTGGATTCATTAGGAAGAAATGTAGTGGAGCCGCCATTAGCAGTGGATGTATCAAATTGACCATCTACTTCGTAACGTTGTTGACTGTCAAATAAGGTATAAGGAAGACTTGTTCGTAGTCTTCCAAAAGCATCAATTGCAGTGGCAGGAAACGCCACATTCATTGGCGTGTTCCCGCTACTACCTAACGGAGGATATACAGTTATCATTTCTTCTTAGCTTTTGCAGCCTCACTTAAAGCAATGGCAATGGCTTGTTTTGGATTTTTAACAATTTGCTTAGACTTTCCGCTATGCAGTTTGCCTTCCTTAAACTCACCCATTACCTTTGCAACTTTTTTATTAGGAGCTTTTACCATTATTTTACAAACTTGTTAATGATGCCTTTCATAGGTTTTTTTACTACACCACCTTTAGCCATCATACCTTCTTTTTTTTCTACTTTTTTTGTTTCCTTTTTTTCATGTTTCATCATAGCAGCTTCAGAAGGATATTTTTCTTTACCGCCATACTCGCTAATAGCTGCTGGTACCTTTCCTCCTTTAGCCATTTTCTTTGCTGGTCCCACTCCAATCATGACAGCAATTGCTGGCTTTGTTTTTTTCTTTACAGAACCACCCTTAGCCATTCCTTCTGTCATCTTCATCTTTTCATATCCAGAACGTTCAATTTCATTTGCTCTGTCTAGATAGCTATTTCTAACAGCTTGAGGAAGTGTTTTATCTTCAGCAGCTTTTCTAAGCTCAGCAACTTTCTGAGCATCAGTTTTCTTTTCGCCAACAGCCATTTCTATCTCCTAAAAATTATTTCTTAGCTTTTTGCGCTGGCTTTACTGAAGCACCGCAATTAGCATACACAACACCACCCTTATTAAGCCTTGAATGAGGCTCCACCATATTAATTGGAAAAATGCCGGGGCTATTAACTTCACTACCCATCATTGCAGTTTTCTTTCCCATTTGTTTAGCTACTTCTGGAGAAAGTTTCATTGTAAAGCCTTTATTATTTCTTTACTTTCTTCATAAATTTTCCCATATCAATGGAGTTATATTGCATTGAATGAGAAGTGCGGTTGCCGTTGTGGGCTTTCTTTACAACACCACCTTTAGCTAGTTTTTCTTTAGTGTTGTATTCTCTTCCTTCAAAAGAGAAAGTGTCTTTTCCCTCTTCTTTTGCACTTGAAAATTTTTCTCTAAAAGCAGAAGCACTCTTAGTATCAGATTTATAAGTGGGGTAGTCTTTTTTGTTAATTCTTTCGTCGCTACCTTTATCTTCTTCTTTATCTAAAGACATTCCTTTCAATTCTTTATCAATAAGTTTTGTAAGTTTGCCTTTGCTATATTCCGAAAGCTCAGCTTTGCTATGTCCTGCTTTAACAAGGCTATCAATAACAGGACCAACAGTTTTGTCTACAATTTTTTGTCCAATACCCGGATTTGCTTTCTCAATAATATTACCTACTACTTGACCAAAATCAAAAGCCATTCCAGCATATCCAGCCCTAGTAGCATTCCTTAATGTAGCATGCGCTCCTCTTTCCATTTTTGAACTAAGAGCAGCACCTCTAAGACCACTATCTTCAACCATTGCTTCCGCAGCTTCTCCCAAGCCCCCAATATCCCTTCTAGCAGCCTGTATAGGACGTTGTTCTCTAATGTCTGCTGCTACCTCATTAGCATTAGAAAATCCCTGCGTCCTGCCTCTTCCTTCATTGGTAGAAACACCATTTTCTTGTCCAAAGGTGCGACCTGTTCTATTTGGAGTGATGCGTGGTCCGGTTGCCATAAAATTCCTTATTTTCCAAATTTTTGCTTTTGCGAAGCAGGAGGCTGTTTAACATCTCCACCTTTTTTCCAAAGCTGTTTGTCAGCCCAATACGCTGCTGACATCTTGCCTTTGTCTATGTTTTTTTGATGTCTACTTTTAAAAGCTGCTCTAGCTTCTGGGCTGTAGTTATGTCCCATTGAGGAATCGCCAAAATGAATTAGCTTAATATTTTCCCCTTCTTTGGCTAACACCATGCCAACCTTTCCTGCGCGATCAGATTTGATTGGCTTGTTATAACCCGGAAACGTCTTACCGTGGTAGTCGATTGGCATTTTTCTTCCCCCATTTTTCTAAATAACAAAAAAAAACTATTAGTTTCTTTCTTATAAATTCTTTCCTAAATAAACATGTCTTTGTTCTTTCCAGCCTTCTAACCGCATGGCTTCTTCTACAACATCTAAAGGAAAGAAAAATCCGCTATGACTTTCCAGTGCAGCTCTAACAAAATAAACATCACTATGTGGTAAATGTATTTTTGTTTCTTTACCTTCATGTAATAGTTTGTAGGCTTCTGAAACAATAGAATAAGGAGGTATATTTATTTCTCCTGTTTTTTCTAATTGTTTTCTTGTTCTAAAAAGTTTTTTTATTTCTTGTTCTTCCATTATAATGATCTATGTAGGTTGCTGTCAGCGTAATATCAGCATATAAAAATGTATAAAAATTATTAATTGATTTTACAGGCTGATATTGTCTACATCAACTATGTAGATGTTATAGGAAAAAAAGAGTTGTAGAGCAAAGACTTTCCAGAATGTCTCATTTATACAACAAAGCCGTAGGTTACGACACGCTACAGGTAGTGTGTGCCGGTGTTATAGACACTAGAGAAAATACAAAGTGGTTAACAGCTCAATTTTACCCTTCTGTGTACGATGTCATACACAGCTAACGTACCCACCCCCGGTGGCCCACGCAGGGTCGTACCACGATCTATAACGATTCGTACCAGAATTAATAACGACAGCTTATGCGCCGTATAACTATCATCGGAAAAGGAATGATTATCTGCGGCATAATGATTTTAACGGCTATAATCATAATTGGCACAATAACTATAATGAAACTGATAACGACCGTCATAAATTACATAAAATGGTGAATTAATTGGGGAATAAATGGAATGCAATCAAGTGCATGCAGGTGGTG